AAAAATGTGAGATCATGAAGATTGGAATGATTGATGTTGACGGACATCATTACCCTAACCTGGCACTGATGAAGTTGTCTGCCTATCATAAGGCGAAAGGAGATCAGGTAGAATGGTATACCGGTATCGATTATTACGATCGGGTTTATCTTAGCAAAGTTTTTGGTTTTACGTTGGATGAAGAAAGGGTAATACAAGCCGATGAAGTAGTAAGAGGTGGATCTGGATACAAGTTGTTCGATCAATGGTTACCGGAAGACATTGAACATATATGCCCGGATTACTCGCTATATCCAATGTTCCCGGAAGCGTATGGTTTTCTTACTCGCGGATGTGTAAACAAATGCTCTTTCTGTATCGTTCCTCGTAAAGAAGGTGGGATCCGGAAACATTCTGACATCACAGAATTTTTGGACGGACGTAAATCGGCGATATTGATGGATAACAACGTGATCGCATCCGACTGGGGACTACAACAGATAGAGAAGATCATATCGCTCAAAGTAAAAGTAGACTTTAATCAAGGGATAGATTGCAGGCTTATAGCTCGCGATAAATCAATTGCTAAGCTGCTAAAACGTGTAAGGTGGATTAAGTTTATAAGGATGGCTTATGACCACTCTGCCATAACAGACGAAGTGGAAACAGCTATCGCTTACTTGAAAGAAGCTGGGATCCCTGGCAGGAAGTTGTTTTTCTATATGCTTGTAAAGGATGGGCAAATCGAAGATGCCGAAAGAAGAGCCTTATATCTTGATCGATTAGGATGCGTCCCTTTTGCTATGGCATACCGGGACTTGGACACAAACATACCACCTACAGCCGAACAAAGACGTTTTGCCAGGTGGGTCAATATGAAAGCAGCCTTCAAAAGCTGTGCATATCAGGATTATAAATAATACATAATTAAAAAATAGCGAATCATGATAACGAAAGAACAAGTTAAAGAAATATTGACAAAAAATCCGGCAGGAATTACAAAAGAAGAGTTGAAATTTGTTTTTGGCATATTCTGCTTATCAATCAAAGAATATGAAAAATCAGAACATAATCTTTGGTTTGAAGTACATTTCGAACGCATATACATCGCTCAAATTCGATATGGTATAAAAGGTGGGATGTCTTTTAGTAACGAATATGTAAATATGGGAGATGGATGTCATGGAGTAACAATGGGAACAGTGAATAATACAGCCGATCTATTAAAAATATTCATCAATATGTTTTACGACAATTTATTGAAACAAGCCAACTATGCTCCTTTATATAACGAAGAGACATCTCAATTCGAATCCCTTGAACAAGCTCAAGAATATTTGGAATATGTTCAATCTATACTGTAAAATTTAAATAATTATGAGTGATTTATACTTCAACGATAAACGCTTTGTTGGCCACAGTAAAATTAGTGATATATTTTTTTTGCTTCCGGCGATAATGTGGTACATGGAGCACGAAAGGATTAAAGATGCAGACGCGTTCGTGATATGTGCGCATTGGCTTTGTTTTCAGTGCGGGTTATTTATCCGGTGTAAAAGAAAAATTAAATATAAATGAGTCGAAATAGCTCATTTCACGAAAGAAGTGAGTTAAGAAAGTCCTTGGTAATCCAGAGGGCTTTCTTTCTGTTCTTTATATCTTATATGAAACTAAGATATGAAAACGCAAAAATGTATAGCCTGTGGCTGGGAAACAGTTTCTGTGATCAAAACAGAAGAAGGATATATCTGCTATAACTGTTACTCTGATAAAAAGAACCCTCCAAAACAAAAGCAACACCATGATAACGAAGAAGCTAGGATTCAGTCGGAGTTTTTCAGCAAGGTTCCTTTATTCTTTCCTAATTTGCCGGATCGACTTCTTTTTGCAGTCCCGAACGGTGGCAGCCGGCATAAAATAGAAGCGGCTAATATGAAGCGCCAAGGTGTTAAACGTGGAGTGGCCGATGTAATCCTTCAGATACCGAAAAAGGGATATGCTTCTCTTTGTCTAGAGTTCAAGACATCTACAGGTAAACAGTCTGCAGAGCAAAAGGAATACCAACGCCAGGTTGAAATGGCGGGTAGTAAGTATGTGATTGTTCGGAGCGTGGAACAGGCTATCCAGGTTATGCAGCAGTATCTGTTATAATTATTACATATATATTGATTTTTAGGTTCTGATTATTTGTGGAAAATTTAATAAATCGTATATTTACCCGATAACATTTAAATCTAAGCAATATGGCAAAACGAAGTAATCCTATAAAAGCATTAAAAGTAAAGATTATCAATATAGTACTGTACCCCGAAGAAGCTCAAAAGACTGAGAATTATATTGAATATTTTAAGAAGATATTTGAAGATAAGATAACAGTTAACACTTATGGTGATAGATATACAAGAGTTCAAACTTATTATACAACAGATGATGGTAATGTTATTTATGGAGCATTTGCAAATGCAGCTTTTTTTGATCCAGAGGCCCCCGCTTTAGATAGTGATACAAACGAAGTGGTCCCTTCTGGTGCTGATCCTAAAAAAGGACTTGGATTAAAGACTTGGGAATATTATTTTTTCTCAGAGTACCATCGACTTGTTTTCTTAGATAAAGAAACCTCCGGTTCTCAAATACTTGATTTCTTGAATAGTGCTTTAAATCGTTTTCTGGATAAGGATGACTATCAAGTTAATACAGAAAAAGATAGAGAACTGATAGATCGAATTATTAAATCAACATCGTTGTCTAAGTTAAAGGTGGTAGTGTCCTATTCTAATAATGACAATAATAAAGGATGGAAAAAACTAATAGACGATCAGTTAAAGAGAAGTAGACCTAAAAAGGCTGTGCTTGATTTGAGTGGTTCAAAGAAAATTCCTATTGATGTAACTAGAAGTGAGATGATAACAGGTTTTGTAGAATTAAGCGCATCGAATGGATATGTAGAAGCAAGCGAAATAGATGAAAAAGGAGCTATTCATCCTATTCGGACAATAGATCATCCAATGGTAAAGGTGGTTGAGTTTATTGACAGTCCTATTTCTGCATTGAAAAAAATGATACGTTCTATTGCTGGATTTGGAGAAAAAACATCTGAATAGATGTTATATATTAAAAGAAACTGATTTATGAAGACTATTTATTATCCGGGATGGGGAGTTGTCTGGAAGATATATTCCAGAGAGAACTTAAAAAAATCTATTTGGTTACCGCTGGTTTTAACAGTAGTTTCTTTTGCTATCTGTTTCTTTTCGGGAAAAGCTTCTTTAGATTTAATAGAGTATGTTGCTTCGACAATTCTATCTGTGGGTCCAAATATGCTTGGGTTTACTTTGTCAGGCTATGCTTTAATGATGGGATTGAGCAACTCTGAGTTTGTTCGAGGATTGATTAATTTCAAGGAAGAAGGTAAAGATTATTCTTTATTTCAGTCTTTGAATACGATTTTTGCAGTTGTTTTGGGGATGATGTTTTTGACAACTATTGTAGGCGCATTTGCCTGTATTGTTGTAAAAGCAGAAATATCGCTACCTGAAGCTTGGAGCAGTTTTATAAATGCATACAATTGGGTATGTTTATTTGTTCTGATGTTTTTGATGTATTATACGATTAATGCAATAAAAGATGTTGTAATCAATATCTTTAATTTTGGTCAGTATGTGCAGGTATATGCAGAAAAAACAGAAGATGATGAGATAAATGAAAAAGGCTTCGAGTAGGATCCTTTGATGTATAAGTGATTTAAACTCTTTTTGTTTTTTAATCTTTATCTATCAGAATCGCCAAAAGAAATGGCAGAATTAATGTAGAAGTAGAGGGAGGGGAGAATGACAGAATCATTCTCTCTTTTCCTATAATATATAAAAAGATATGGCTAGAGGTCGAAAAAGTTTATTTCGGGAGGAGTATATTCAACTAGCGGAGAATTATGCTTTGTTAGGAGCTACCGATGACGAATTGGCTGATTTTTTTGGTGTATCAAAGCAAACTCTTAACAAATGGAAGAAAGATTATCCAGAATTCCTTGACTCCTTAAAAAGAGGAAAGGATATTGCAGACTCTAATGTTGCTTCGAAATTGTACAACCGCGCAATCGGTTACGACTTCGAGGAAACACATACTGTCTGCAAGAATGGCTTGGTTGTAGGAGAGAAGCATATCAAGAAGCATCAGCCGGCAGATACAACAGCAGCGATATTTTGGTTGAAGAACCGGCAACCGGAGAAGTGGCGCGACCGGAAAGAGTTGCAGATTGGTAATAAGCTGGGCGATGACCTGGAGAGTATGACAGATGAAGAGTTAAGGGCTATTATCCATGGCGAAAAAGAACAATCGGGAAATATTAATACAACAGGCGAAAGCGGCAATATTACTGAGGAGACGGGAGGCGAATAATGACTTTTGGTCATATTGTCTTTACCATGATCCTAAGTTCTTTGCCAAGCGACTATTCTTGAAGAAGGTCGCTGATGCTTTTACGCGGGTGTACGAGTCATATATGGCTGGTATCATCCGCCGGCTTGCTGTGTCTATGCCTCCGCGAGCCGGGAAGTCATATATTTCGTCGTTATTCATTGCCTGGATGCTTGGCCATTTCCCGGAGGAGTCAGTAATGCGTAACTGCTGCTCCGATACGCTGTACAACAAACTGTCCTACGATACCCGTGATATTGTCCGCTCTTCCCGGTTCAAAGAAGTTTTTCCGGATGTAAAACTACGTGGTGATAAACAGAACGTGCATGGCTGGAGCTTGGAAGCTGCCCGGCAGGTGAGTTACTTCGGGGCTGGTGTAGGCGGTACGGTAATCGGTTTCGGTGCGTCTATGTTGGCCATGACCGACGACTTGTATAAGAGTTTGGAAGATGCACTATCTGACACCAATAACGAAAAGGTCTGGTCTTGGAAGCAGGGAACACATGATTCTCGTATCGAGGGAAACTGTTGTTCAATCGACATCGGTACCCGCTGGTCGGCTACGGACGTTCTTGGTCGTATGGAGGAAATGGGGAAGTATGACGAGATTATCCGTATCGCAGCCCTGGATGAGAACGACCGCTCTTTTTGTGAGGATGTACATACGACAGAGTATTACCATGAACTACGAGAGGAAACGGACGATTCCATCTGGTGTGCCGAGTATATGCAGGAACCGATCGAGGCTATTGGGTTGTTGTTCCCTAAATCAGAATTAAACCGATTCAAGCTGGCAGATATAGAAGGTAAGCAACCGGATGGTGTTATCGGTGCTACCGATGTGGCAGACGAGGGAGACGACGATTTCTGTGCGCCTATTGCTAAAGTATTCGGTACGAAGTATTTCATTACCGATGTGCTGTTTACGAAAGACAATGTCGAGATTACCGAACCGAAGCTGGTTTCCTTGATCCTTGATACCCGTTGCGACAATATGCGTATCGAGAGTAACAATGGTGGTCGTTTGTTCGCCCTCAATGTCCGTAAGGCTGTAAAGGCAAAGAATGAGAAATGTATCATCCAGGCGAAACCGACAACAGCCAATAAGGATACACGTATCTTGTTGAAGTCTGGTTGGATTAAGAAGCATTGCTATTTCCTGGAAGAGGGCGAGTATAGGAAAGGTTCGGATTACGATCGGTTTATGAAAGCGCTTACCGGATATAAGAAAGAAGGTGGCAATAAGCATGATGATGCGCCGGACGGCATGACGATCCTTGCCGAGAATGTAGAGTTCATCGGGTTGTGCAAGGCTAACTCTGTACGTCGGGTAGCAAGGAGTAGATAATTCGATTTTATAAAATTTTTCCGAGGGGATAATTTTATAATTCAAAATTATCGCTACTTTTACTTCCCAATGTAGACAAAACGAAGATGATATCACATAAACAATATGAGTTTGCGCAAGCAAGAATAGAGAAACTGTTACCATTGGTGGATGATAATACACCTGCAAACGATAGAAATGCAGTTGAACTTATGATGATGTCAGATATAGTGATTGCTTACGAGAAAGAACATTATCCCATAGGTAAGTCGGCTGCGATTAAATAAAAACGTGATCATTTAAAGTGATTGCGCTTTTTCGTTTTATATTTTAGCATAAAACAATTATGCCAAGTATAAACGACATCCTTACAAATGAAGATTTTGGGCAGGTAGTTAGTACGCTATGTGTCGATACGATAGAATACCGAGAACCAAGAGAATATTACAACGAATATAATGGCGAACGTCGGAGACGTAAAACCTCTGTTGGCTGGCGTGAGCCTAAACGTTTAGAAGTCTATTCGGATACTTTGGTGGATAAAAATGGTGAACCAGTACGCCTTCCTGATAAGATCGTAGATGTGGCCCGTATCGTAACCAACTTTCCGAAGAAGGAGGTGCGTACCTCTGTCGCTTTCCTGTTTGGCGGGCAAATGACGATTACCGGAGCTGATCAGAACGATGGTTTCCAAGAGTTCAAACGTGTATGGGAACGCCGATTGAAGATGCAATCCGTTTTGAAGTCATTTGCACGCAAGGTGCTTTCTGAAAGTAAGGCCGCTCTTGTGTTCTATCCGTATATATCCAAAGGATTAGACGGCAAATTGATTACGGAGTTGAAGGTGAAAACGCTCTCTGTTCCCCGTAATGAAAATACTTTATCTGAATTTTATCCCCATTTCGACGATAATGATGATATGGATGCCTTTATCCATCGTTATCAAGTAAATTCTAATGGTATGATCCGGAACAGCTGTACAATCTGGACGGCAGATAAGATTATTACGGCTATCGATGAAATGGGCGGCTGGGTGATAAAAGAGGTTCCCAATCTATTCGGGAAGATTCCGGTTGTGTATGCCGATGTATTCCAACCTGAATGGGATGAAGTAGCGCTTCTGATGGATGCTCGTGAAATGCGTATTTCTCGCATGGTGGATACAAATGATTACTATGGTGATCCGATGTTGAAAACATTCGATGTGGCTGACTTGCCGACTAAAGACACTGTCGGAAAAGAATTGTCTTTTACTTCTAAAGTACATCCGGAAACGCAACAATTGTATCATGGCGATGCGGAATATCTTACTTGGAACGGCTCTCAGCCATCTGTGGATAAAGAGTTGGAAGAAACCAAATGCGAGCTGTTTTCCGGTACATCCACGCCGGATCTTTCCTTTGACAATTTGAAAGGTATTGGCAACCTGTCCGGTGTTGCCCGTAAATTCATGCTGATGGATGCCACTATCAAGGCGAGCGAGAACATGGAAACGTTCGGTCCGGTGGTTCAGCGTTGCGTGTCGGTCGTGTTGGCTGGGATATGCAATATTACCAACATCAAGTACCGTCCTCAATTGGTGAACAACCTGATCGATGTGGAATTTGGTTCCATTTTGCCGGAAGATTTGGCTGAAACCCTGCAAACCTTATCTATTGCCAATGGAGGCAAACCGATTAACGCTCAGCGCACGGTTACGGCTCATTCTCCGCTAACAGAAGACTTGGACGAAGAAATGAAGCTGATGAAGGAAGAGGAGGATACGGCTGCGCAACGTAATAACATGGTTGGTCTGACAATGGGATATGGAGAATGAAAGAACTATCATTTCATGAGCGACAATTCCTGCAACGTCTGTTCCGACAACAAGGCAGCATAAAGTATTCGTTTGACGAGTTTGTTCGTAGGGTAGGATCTCTTCTGGCTAAATGGTCGGATCATGGCGGCGACCGTGTATGGATAGGTAATGCTACTATTGAAAAGCAAATAGAACGTCTGTTGGATGATTTACACACGCAGCTCGTAAGCAATATATCCAATACAGTTACCGATGTATGGAATTTAGGCAATAGGAAAGCGGATGAACTGGTAACGGGCTATATTAAGGATATGGCTATCTCCACTACGCTAAGGGAAAAATTGTTTTCCCGGAATGCCGATGCACTGAATACTTTATTGAAACGTAAAGATGAATTTGGTAAAACCATATCCTCCCGTGTTTGGGATATAACGGACGGGGCTATGGATAATCTGGAATATTATCTTTCTTCGGGTTTATCTTCCGGCCGTCCAGCCGCGTTGATCAGCCAAGATATACGGCAATTGCTAAACGAACCCAACCGTCGTTTCCGCCGTGTAAGGGACGCGAATGGGAAGCTGGTTCTATCCCAGCCAATGAAAGACTATCATCCGGGGCAGGGTGTTTACCGTTCGTCTTACAAAAACGCTCTACGTTTAGCTGCAACGGAGACCAATAAGGCTTTTCGAACTGCCGATTACGAACGTTGGCAGAAAATGGACTTCGTGACTGGTTATGAGGTGGAACGTTCACCATCGAATCACGGTCCGTGTCCTGTATGTGATGCAAAGGCTGGCCAATACTCGAAGGATTTTAAGTTTACGGGCTGGCATCCGTTCTGCATCTGTATAGCTACGCCGGTCATGATGGATCATGAGGAGTTTGCGGAATGGTTGCTGGGGGATGGAAAGATTGAAAGAGATAGTATTTCAATCCAATATTCAAAAGATAGAACGAAAGAGCTGCAAAATTGGGCAAAGCAGTCTTTATTGAATGGCTCATTCTCTCATAAAGATTTTCCGGTACGAGTTAAAATGACAGGAAAGTCTATCAAAGAGTTCTTGAATCAGCCTCATAAGTTCAAGAAAGAGAAGAACGAATTGATAAAAAATATAGGAGCGATATTTGCCGGTTCGGATTACAAGGGGTATACTGAATACCATAAGGATAATCCTATGATTAAATATTCTCATGTTTTTGAAATTGAGTTGAACGGAGAGAAAAGTTGGATTATTGTTAGAGAAGATATAACCGGGAATGCCGTCCTTTATAGTATATCGGATAGTGATAAGGTCTTGACTGGCATAAAAAAGAAGTAGCCCGATAGACCATCACCGTAGAACTACAATCCACGGCTGAATCTGTCAGACTACTCTTTTGCAAAAATATAAATTATCTCCTAATTGTCTAACGATTTTGGAAATTTAATCGTCAAATCAACTATTGTCGTCAGGACAATAGTTGAACTGCGGTGCTGAACACCGTGTTTCAACTGAGGTCGTAATGACCCCAGTTGTTACGATCTGCACAATGGTTGAAATTAATCAAATTACCTCTGCCACCTCCTTTGGCTGCTCTACCACCTTAAATAGATTGGCGAGGAACTCCAATCCTTTCTGGGTGACGAGTACTTTCAAGACCATGAAACCGTCATGGTTGTTGCGGTCAATCCATTTCTCTTTTAGGACGAAATATCCACGTTTCACATATTCCTGTTTCGGTTCGTTCTTGTTCTTGAAGAACACGCCCATATCACGCAGTTTCTGGAACAGGGTGTTTCTTCCGAACGGTAGATTCAGAATTTTAGCAGACTGGCCAATGTCGATACGCTCGTCCGCGTCCATTACTTTATCCATAAATTCAGCCTTGGGGCGTAATTTGTTGTTTTCTTTTACCACGGTTTCAACTTTTCTCTCTAGTTGTTGAATTCGTTCTTCTTTGCGCTTCATGGTATCTTGGGCAACCAACAAGGCACGGGCCATAATCTCCTCCGGAGTCTCATCTGCTTTGGCGACCATGTAGCCTCCTGTTTTGCGGATGGCAGGGAGAATCTCTTCACATACCCAATCCTGGAACTTTTCTGCTTCGGGCAATTTGGAGCGCATGATTAGACGGTAGACATCGGATTCGGGAATAAACGAAATTTCCACTTTCTGTTCCGTACTTTTACCATATTGATTTGTAGTGATTGAGACCCCCTCGTGTTTTACGACCCCCTTGCAATGTCTATTGATAGCATCATATCGGTTACTATATCCTAACATAGCAGCAACATCACTTGCTACAAACATCGGTTTATTCTCTATAACCGTAACTCTGATTTCTCCGAATATCGGACTTTGGAAATATTGTATCTTCGCTTCCATAATAATTCGCGTTTAAAAGTGAAAGGGCAAAGACCGGAATTGCTTATTGTGGCTGTTTGCAATTCCAATCAATACCCTTTATTAATATCTTCCTATGGAGAACAGCCACGGACTCCGGATTAGAACGTTCTGAAATAATATATAAATCAGATTTTCTTTTTCCCGGAAATTTCTTTTCCCGCAGAGATTCTTCCTTCCTCAAAAGCTATCTCCACTGCCTCACTGGCACGAACCTTAGTGATATACCACTTGCCGGAGAGTTTTACCTTGTGGTGGTTAATGTATTTCTTGGCTTCTTTCATGGCTGTTCCTCCACACCTACGTTGATATCGTGGAAAATCGTATAACCTATCATTTCTCCAATGTCAGACATAATGGTGAACAGGTTGTCATAGATTTTTTCCAGTTTGATAGAATAAGCCTCGTTCATCGGGGCTTCGTCATTATCCAGCCAATTCCCGATACGCGACTTGACGGATTTGAGTTCACGCAGCATGGTAGTTAGTTCTTCTCGTTCCTCTTTCAAAGGCAATACTTGCTTTTTCATTTCAGACCTCCTTTCTGCTCCTGTAGTTTCTGATTGAGCTTTTGGTTCTCTGCAAAGAGCTGGTTCATGATGTGGCGTTGGTACGAAAGCATACCTTCGGTTCTACCGATAGCGCGTCCGGCATCATAAGCTGCCTGGAGTTCTAAAGTTGAATACGGTGAACCGGAAGCCAAGATAGCTTGCAATTCAGGATTGGAGTACTTACCCGTTTCGTGGGTGGACGTACTTGTGGCACTACTATTATTCATGCCACTTGTAATTTCATGTTCCTTGGTCATTTTTACTAATGAAATTATAAGATACAAAAAAGGCTGTCAGCCTCCCATTCCGACCAAGGAACACGTTTTATACGAATTATACGTATAGGTAACGTAGTAGGGATTTTGACAGCCTAATATCTTTGTGTTTGGGATATGGGCATAAAAAATCCTATACAGTATATTCATATAATAAAACTTTGTTCCTTGGTCGTTGAACGTTGCAAATATGGGTACTTATTTTTGATTATGCAAATATTTATTCATTATTTTGCAAATGCAACCGTTGATGGATTCGACTTTCTTGCCGGAGGTTGCTATCATCAAGATAAAAAGAAAGAGAGGTTAGAATGCGCAGTGAGTGCGTGTTACTCTCCGTCATCAAGATAGGATAGTTAAGAATAAAAAACTATTCAATTATGGAAACATTGTTTTCATTTATTTGGGAAATCTCGAAAGAGATTATAATCCATTATATCATAAAGATGATAGATAAGTACCTTGGAGATAAATAAAAACTGAAAAGTTTTAGCCTGTGGACGTGTCCATGGGCTTTTTTTATGTCAGTAAAATCCTAATCGTCTTTATATTTTAAACAGAAAACTCTTATGACAATTTTAGATTTAATCAAGGCGGCATGTAAGACGAAAGGCGTGCCAGAGAAGTATGCGGAACGTATTCAGAAGACGTTCAAAATCGAAAAAGCTGAAGGAATGGAGGCTTTTGTGGACCTGTTCAAAGAAAATATCCTTCCGGCTATCCAGGAGGCAGAGAATGAAGCTAAGACTACGGCTGAAACGGCTGCGGTCGCTGCATACGAAGCAAAACATGGATTAAAAGACGGTAAACCGGTGGAAGATCCGGATAAGAATAAGAAAACGGAAGAAGAGCTGTTGAAGGATCTTAGCCCGGAAGTAAAAGCTTATCTGGAAAGTATGAAGAAGAGTGTCGATGATATGGCTAAAAAGGTGGGTGATTCCATTACTAACTCGGCAAACGAAGCCAAAAAAGAAACAGTTCGGAAGCAGTTGAAAGATGCCGGTCTTCCGGACAGCTGGCTGGGACGTGTGGATTTGGCTTCTGAAACGTCTATCGAGGATCAGATCAAGACACTATCCGAAGAATATACCGGAATCCAGCAAAAGGCGATCGATGATGCTGTGGCTCGTGGCGATTACGCTCCCGGTTCCGTAAATCTTCAGGACCGTTCCGAAGCGGATTGGGCGAAGCTGATGGATCAGGACGTCGATAATAGTGCAAATAATCCCGGTGTGGTAAACCTGGGTATTGAATAATCCAAGTAAAGTGTAACGTTATGTACAGAAAAAGAGAAAGAGAATTCCAGTATCCTCCCGGAATTGAAAAGATTATTGAGGATGTGATCGGTGGTGGGACGATTGATCGCAGAGACTTGCAGAACGCTTTGTTCAATGGCAAGGCGTTGGACGAACTGCCTCCGATTGTAATAGTAGTAAAAGATCCGGAAACAGGGCTGTATCATGTATTGAAGACGGCAATGGCTTCCGATGCAGGTAGTGAAACAACTTATAAGGTGGCCAAGAATCATCTGTTCGGTGTGGGTGACTTCGTGACGATTGGTGGCGCTTTGACTGGCGCTTCCGATAAGATCACAGCTATTGATAAGAGTAATGCGGATTTCGATACGATTACGCTGGCAGCAACGATTGGGGCTGCAACAAAAGGTCAAGTATTGGTTCAGGCTAAAGACAAGCAGGCTGCGAAAGCCGCCAAGTTACCTTATGATGGCGAATTGGTCGTCACGATGAATAAAGTCGACTTGACTGTAGCTAACCAGCAGTCCGGGTTATTGGTAAGAGGTACGGTAAACGAATCCTGTATGCCGTTCCCGGTAGATAAGGACTTAAAGGCATTAATGTCGTTTATCCGTTTTGTGTAATCCATTAAAATCTGATATATGGAAAGAAGTTTAATTAAACAGGTGAATAAAAAGAACATGGCGGCTCGTTTGAATACCCGGCATGTGAAACCAGTCGTTTTCCCGAACTTCTTCGGGGTGAAAAGAAAGACTTCGTTGAAGTGGGAGACACTGACCGGCGAGAAGGGTGCTCCGGTAATGGCAGATGTGATCTCTTTTGACGCTTCCGCTCCGCAGAAGACGCGCGAGGTAATCAGCAAGTTGTCCGGTGATATTCCAAAGATAGCCGTTAAGCGTGGTATGAACGAAAGTGATTACAACGAGTACAAACAGTTGGAACGTGACGCACAGGGTGACGCAGATCAATTGGCATTGCTGAACCTGGCTTTCAAGGATCAGGATTTCGTGTATAACTCTGTCCGTGCCCGTTTCGAATGGTGGTGTATGCAGCTCATGAGCCGTGCGGGTTTCCATTTGTCGGCAAAGAATAATAGCGGTGTCGTTACGGCTGAGTTTGTTGGTTGTGGTATGCCGAAGAAGAACCAGCGTAAATCTTCTGTAGATTGGAGCAACGCTTCAACGGCCAACGGCTTGCAGGATATCGAAGATACGGTTGTTGCTGCTTCTGCCGAGGGAGTAACGATTCGCTATGTAGTGATGCACGTGGCTGACTTCTCTTTGTTGAAGAAGCAGAAATCAACATTCGACACATTGAAGGCATGGGTTAATTCGTCTTCAAAAATATTGGTGACGAAAAATCTTATCAACGAGTATCTGGCCGAACAGGAAATCCCGGTGAAGATCATTACTGTGAATCCGTCTGTCCGTATCGAGGACAAGGCTCATCGTCGTAAGACGATCAATCCGTGGGAGCGTAAACGTGTATGTTTCTTGGAGGATTTGAAGGTTGGTGATATCCAACACGGACCGATTGCAGCCGAATCTTCCGCTACCTTGCAGAAGATTGCCCTCATGGTAAAACAGGATTGGGTATTGGTTACCAAATGGTCTGAACTGGAACCGTTCAAGGAATGGACGAAAGCAGAAGCAAATGCTATCCCTGTCGTAAACGATCCGGATGCCATGTTCATCATGAAGGTGGATGGCAAGGATTGGAGCGCATCTGAAGATACTGAAGGTACGGATGATATCCCGGCAACATTCTTAGGTGAAACTGTTGAACCGGAAGATCAAACGATTCAGGATACCGAAAACGGAGAATAACGGCCATGGATAAGACGATCCGAGATACAATACTTGCTTATCCCGGTCTTGCCGACTGTGAAGATTTTTTGGACAACGTCGTTTTGCCGGGACGCGGCCTTGAAGGTACAGAGGATAGTAAGACGATCGATATTCAAAAACAAAAGCTGGTGGCTGCCGACCTGTATTCAATGGTCGGTGGTCTACCGGACTTCACAGAAAACAAACTCTCTATCACTTATCCTCGTTCCTGGTATGACGCTACGGCAAAACGGCTGTATAGGGAAGGTGGAGAACCGGAGAAAGCAGAACTGATCGGGAATAAGATTGAAGTTCCAAAAGGAAGGGCACGAAACAGATGGTAAGACGGTATTCACATAAAGCGATAGTAACAATCCAATCCGGACAATTGGTAAAAGGGGAATGGGTTGCCGGAGAACCGACGGAAATAGAGGTTACAGGGCAATACTTTCCATCCAATAGCGGACAGCAATTGAAGCGGAATGTCGATGGGAAGGAATTTATCGTACACGGTGAGTTCTCGACAAAGGCCCGTCCTGTGGAAAATGCGAAGCATATCCGGATTGACAGTATCGCTCTCGATGTGGATATCATTAGCTGGGAACCGTTTCAGACTCACTCTGTAATCTATGTGTAGCTTATGGCAAGGAAAGGTGGTTTGACTCCGATGTGGAGCGATAGAGAAGTAGAACGTTGGTTCGATTATTATGTGGACCGGGCGGAAGAGCGGATATACAAATTATTGCAACGTGCCGGGGAAGAGTTCGTGAAGATTGCCCGAAAGAAAGGAAACTATCAGGATCATACTGGTAACCTCCGTAGCTCTATCGGTTATGTGATCGTCAAGGATGGCGATATATTGACCGAGAACTACGAGTTGTCAGATAAGAAAGGTACCGATAAATATACGGGATTGAGAGAGGCTAAAAGGCTCGTATCAGAATTACTACCCCTTTATAAGAATGGCTGGGTATTGATTGGTGTAGCCGCTATGCCTTATGCCAAGTATGTGGAAGCAATCGAAAATCTGGATGTTATCTCCGTTGCCACGGAACATGCCGAGGATTGGATCAAGAAACAGAGTCGAATGTTATTTGATAAACTCGCTGAGAAAGGATATTGAACATGGCTGATCAGTTTGATATAGTAGATATCGTGTATGATGCGGTTGAACCGGTCAGTACGAGCTTTATTCTGTACAAAGATCGCTCTGGTGATGGTGAGACAAAGAATCATATCACAATCCGGATGCTCACGTTAAATGAAACAGAGGTTGTGAATAAAGGTTCGGTTAATATCAACGTATTTGTGAAGAATCAAGCGAAAGGCAGGCCTGATCGACAGCTAATGAAAGGAGTGACACGAAAAGTTAAGTCTGCACTACGAAATATCACACCTCCTTTCGGCATGTATTGGAAATCTCGGATCGTATGGTCCGAACCTCTTGGCGAAGCAAAAGAAGGCTTCGATTGTACGAATATAAGATTTGAAGTAATAACAGAAATAGATTAAGAATATGGCTAATGAAAGAAGTTTGGCGGTAGGCGTATCCTTCTTAGGATATGGTGACCCCGGTGATGGTGTTCCGGCCTCTATTTATACACAGTGTCCGATCGTTCATGAAGGCTCAGTTGCTTTCAATTTCAATGAAGCGACCTCTGTCGATTTCCGTGCGGAAGGGATGAAAGATCCCTGGGAGTCATTCGATAAGGCTGGCGACCCGGATAGTTTTGAATTTGCTATCCCGTCGCCGACAGCTCAGGAGATGCTCGCGTTTTGTGGTGGTTCTGTAAGTGGTGGTAAGTGGAATGCTCCGATTGATATTCCAAATATCCGCAAATCGTTCAAGATACAGACAACACCGTACAAAGGTAAGTATACGGAATATACATTTGCCATTTGTAAAGTCAGTGCCCGCTTGAGTCAGGCTCCGTCTTCAGAACAAACAGACCTTTTGCTAGTTAAATGTACCCGTTTGGCAGCAATTACCTCTGCTGGGCAGCAACGATCTTCGTTCGGTCGGGCGGTGATGAATGTAACCCTTACTCCGGTAACGGCAGTTGCAATCACCGGTACACCCAGAGTTGGTGAAACGCTTATGGCCACCTTGACACCTGCGGAAGCGACTGGTGATTTCCAATGGCAACGTAAAGTGGATGGCCAGGGAGAAGCCCAAGATATTGAGGGGGCTATTGGTGACAGTTATATGATCCAGCCGGAAAATGAAGGCGATAAAATCCTTGTCAAGTTTATGGCAAACGGTTTGTATTCCGGAGAGAAGACAAGCGCAGAAACAGAAGCCGTACAAGCAGCAGAATAATTAAGGACTGTTGTTTAGGTTATCGAAAGCCTCGGAACTATCCGGGGCTTTTATATTTTAATCGAAAATATGAGTGTAAAACAAGTACTCCAGTTAGAAAGTGAATCCGTTTCTTGTCAGCCGGTAACCATTCCGTTTGAATTTACCCGGCTTGAATCATTACCGGAAGGAAAGACGGTAGGGGATAGTATCGCCATAACCCCGATCACTGTCCGCACCTGGTTTCGAATAAAGCCTCTTTTGCTTTATATCGATAAAGAGGATAGAGAGGTTTTGATTGCTGATAAGAATAAAGGATTTTCCAATCAGGTCGCCGAACTGATAGCCAAATATGACGAACTTATCTTTGAAATCGTATGTCTTGGCATTCATAATAAGAAAGGTGATATGCCGGCCTGGTTCCGGGAAGTTCTGAAAGACAACTGTACATGGGAGGATATCTATATCCTTCTGAATGCCGTCTTGTACCGGGTAGGCTGTAACCCTTTTTCTCGTACTATCATAGCGCTGGAAGCTGTGAGCCCGTTAAGCGAAGTGGAGATAATAGCCCTTCAGAAAAACAGCGAGACATGGAAGAAGAAGGCCCTCAAAGCAGCTTCATGTTCTTAGTGACCTGCAACGAGGCTTTCGGCTATTCTCATGAACAAATATTGGATAGCAGCTTTGTTTTGTTGGTCGGCATGCTTCGTGAACGTGGTTATTTGATGAATCGAAGGGTCAAAGATTTTCATTCGGAAGATACGTCAATTAAAGAGGAAGATGGAGAATGGGTTGAAATGGTTGACTTCGATACAGGCCATGTGAAACGGATAAAGAAAGTTTTATCTGCATAACTATATATTACATTGAAAGTAGAGAAAAGGTTTTGTCATAGTGATAAATTTTGATTTGTTTGGTAGTAAGAAAGCCCTGCGGACTGTGAAGTTAGCAGGGCTTTGTTCGTTAAAAAGATATCGGGTAACGTTCCGGATGAATTATGCTGTCAATCTCAAGATCCACATCGATTGCATCCCAACGCAACGATTCTTCATCCGGCATGGTTACATCCAATACATCCGAGACTTTTGCATTTCTAAACCAAGGATATCTGTCATACGATAGATAATATTCCTTTCCTCCTACGAAAAGGAGGATACCGCGTGCATTAATCATTGTTACTTCCGCGGTGGTTGTTCCATTTTTCTCTAATAATACGCTCATGTTTTTGTACCTCCTTTAGTATGTTTGAAATTTCAGTTGAAGAAAAACCTTTATTCTCAGCCAAAGAAATAGAAGGTTCTATCCAAATTTTAGCCTTTTTTTCTGCCTGTCTGATATGTATATGCATTCTGTTTTCTTCTAAAGAGAAGAAAAAGAAACGCATTCCATTTTTATAAAAAACCGTTGGACTCATACAGCAAATATACAAAAGATTCCTGAATACAAATGCTTTTAGTTTATATTTTACCATAAACGCATTATGGGAATTAGAAATAGGGAGGGAGCGCTATATGTTGCGACAGGATTTGATAACTCTGGCTTTTACGAGGGGAAACGCGAGACTATGGGAATTATCAAGACTCTGGCAAGTGAGATTACCTCTTTTGACGTATTCGGTGGCATTGGTATTAGTGCGGCAACTGCTTTTGCACAGGCAGCAAAAAGCTCATACGACTTTGAAAAAGAGTTCCGGAAGAACATGCTGGAAGTGGCGACCATTTCCACGCAGGTGACGGATGATATGACCGGTTTTATGAATCAGGTTATGTCTATAACCCAAGAGATACCGATCAAGGCTCCGGAGGCCGCTAAAGCACTTTATAGTATCGTTTCTGCCGGTCATGATGGGGCGGCTGGTATGAAAATTCTAGAAGTTTCGGCTAAAGCAGCCGTGGGAGGGCTTACAGAAACCGAGACGGCAGCCGATGCTGTTACAACGATCCTGAATGCTTATAAGATGTCAGCAGAGGAGGCCGGTACAGTCTCGGATCAGCTTTTTACAACTGTCCGATTGGGTAAGACTACATTTGGCGAATTAGGAGCCTCCATAGCCCAGGTTGCACCTATTGCGGCCGCATACGGGATCAGTATTGATCAGGTGTTGGGTGCAGTCGCTTCATTGACCAAACAAGGAACGCCGACATCGCAGGCAATGACCCAAATCCGGGCTGCTATCCAGGGTACTGCTGGGGAACTTGGGGATGCCGCTTTTCAAGGGCGTACTTTCCAGGAAGCATTGCAGTTGATTAATGAGAAGGCTGGCGGTTCTGCTTCTAAGATGAAGGAAATGCTCGGTACGGATGAAGGATTGGCTGCAACATTGGCTTTGACCGGAAAGAATGCTAAGTCGGCAGCGAGTGATCTCGGAGAGTTACAGAACTCTTTAGGAGCTACGGAAGCCGCGTTTGAGAAGATGAAAGATGCTGCAGACAATCAGCTTACATTGTTGGCTAATAATGTACAGGCCTATTTGCGTCCTTTGGGAGAGAAGATTCTGAAAGAAGTCTCCGATATTGCCAAGGCTTTTAATGAAGCATTTGAGAATAACGATATAGAAGGTACAATATCAAACCTTGAATCGTTGGTAAAGAATGCAGCTGGAGCTTTTCTTTCATATAAAACAGCTATTCTATTAGTTCAGGTAGCTCAACATTCGTATATAAAATCATCTGCTCTAAGCCGATTAGCGACAATTCAACATACGACAGCTACAGCATTACTTACCGGTGCTTTAAGAAAACAGGCTGTTGCTATGTTGGCAGCAGGAAAGGCAGCTCTTACAAACCCATATGTATTAGCAGTGGCAGGTGTTACCGCATTGGGATATGCAATATTCAAACTTGCGACACAGGCTACAGCTTCGGAAAAGGCGTTGGCTGCTCATAATAAGAGAGTCGCAGAAATGAGAGAATGGTCTGATGGAATGAGAAGCCAGACGGAAGAAATGTTGGGTGTGTTGCAAGATGAAAATAAGTCCACTTTGCAAAAGGTTGAAGCTTATAAAAAGTTACAAGAGCTTTATCCGAATGAATTGAAGAATCTTTCTCTACAGAAATTCCTTTTAATGGATATGGTTGAAGTCAACAAGATGTTGTCCAAGTCGATAGATGATCGTACTATGGCACAACAACGTGCCACTGTGAATTCCATTGAAGAAGAGATGGCTAAAAATAGTAAACGGATTTCTCAATTAGATAAAAAAAGTTGGATTGACACTAGCTTCCCGGAAGCACTTGAATTACGTCGGTTGCGAAAACGGAATGAGCAGCTAAAGATAGAACATGAGAAAGCAGTAGAGATCGTTGTACAAGGATTAAAAGATCGTACAAAAGCAGAGGCTTTGGTAAATAGCCAATCAGAACAAGAAGAGACGAAGTTTGCAAAACCTGTAGATCAGAAAGAACTTGAGAAACAGAAAAAACTTCAAAAGGAACTCTTATCCCTTCGTTGTCAAAACCAGCAATCCGAAATTGACCTGATGAAAGAAGGTTCCGACAAGAAGATCGCCCAGTTGAATCTTGATTATGACAGAGAGTTGGATACTATCCGTGCAAGAGAAAAAGAATGGAGAGAGGCACAAGGCGGAAAGTTGACTAAAGAGCAGACGATTGAGATCCGAATGGCAAAAGTCAATGCTGGGGCCAAATTAGGAAATGCGACATCTGATGTTATCCATGAGCAGATTGAAGCAGAAGAACGCGCCATGAACGAATACTTGAAAGAATATGGTTCATATTTGGAAAAGCGTCAGGCTATCACGGAGCTTTATAATGAGAAGATAGCAAAGGCCACAACGGAAGGTGAACGGCTTTCCCTTGCAGAAGGTATGAAGAAAGAGCTGGCGGACGTGGATAATGAAGCCCAAAAGAGCACCTCCATCATCACCCGGTTGTTTGATGATATGAGTAAAAAGAATATCACCTCTATTCGTGCCATTGCGGATGAAGCGGAAAAATTCTTGTCTTTTCTTGAAAGAGGGGAATATTCCTCTGATAATTCATTCGGTATTACCAAAGAACAGTTTGATGTGCTTCGCAAGTCACCGGATCAGTTGAAGGCCATCAAGGATGAAATAGCCAATGTTCGCCGTGAAGCTGACCAAATGGAAACCTCTTTTAATAAAGTTTCAAATGGCTTGAAAAAAGTCTTTACCTCTGAAAGTGATGCCAAGAAGTTAAAAGAAGGTTTGGCAGAAATAGAAGAGGGCATGAGTGAAATTATGCAGACCGGACAGTTCCTCTCTGATACGTTTTCGAAGCTCGGAGATTCGTTTGGTGGTGTATTCGGTGGGATAGCTGAAGGTTTCAGTGTGGCTATGGACACTGTAAGTTCTGCAATGAACGGTGCGAAAGCCGGTTCCATGTTCGGTCCGATCGGTGCGTCTGCCGGTGCTGCCATTGGCGTTGTTACATCTTTGGCCGGTGCCATCGCCAAAATCCATGACAAGAAGAACGAAAAACGTATTCAGCGGTTGCAGGATCAGATCGACACATTGGATAAATCATACGAAAAATTGGATAAATCCATTCAGAAGGCTTATTCGAATGATGCTTCCCGATTGATCGATCAGCAGAACAAACTGTTGGAACAACAGAAAGTTTTAATCCAACAACAAATCCGTGAAGAACAGGATAAAAAGAATACCGATAAGGATAGGATAAAAGAATGGCAAAGCCAAATTGACGAGATAAACGAAGCCATAGCGGACAACAAGGAGAAGGCCAAAGATGCCATCTTCGGGGAAGACCTGAAATCCGCCATTGACAACTTCGCTAACGCACAAGCCGAAGCGTGGGCTTCCGGTGAAGACCGGGCAGAATCGGCAAAGGATACTGTCAAAAAGATGATGCGCCAGATGGTCACAGAATCCATCAAGGCAGCAACGGAATCTTCCGGTGCGATGGAGAAGATTCGTGACAAACTGAAGGAGTTCTATGCCGACAATGTCCTTTCCGGCTGGGAACAGGATTATATCTATAACATGGCGGAAGAACTGCAAAAGGAGATTGACAGGCAGTTCGGTTGGGCTGATAGCCTAATGAAAGATAAGGTGGAAGAGCCGGAGAAAGAAGAAGATATATCCGAAAATACCCTGAAAGGCGCATATGCCAAAGCTTCCCAGGAAAGCATCGACCTATTGGCCGGTCAGACCGGGGCCGTCCGTGTCCTGTTGGAAGACATCCGCGGCAGTATGCAACCGATCCGGGAACAAATGAGGCTGATCTATGATATGCAATCCAGAGGTTGGGAAGAAGTGAAGGCCATCCGCGAACTATCAGATAAAGTGGAAAAGAATACCGATCGGATCGCCGAGAATACGAGAGAGATCAAAGAGGTTGCCGGTAAGATATCGGAGAACACCAGAGGCACGGTTGATGCCTTGGAAGGTACTATTAACGTAAAAGTAAAAATGTAGCATTATGGATAAAGAGTTTTTTGAGATAGCAAACCGGTTAGGTGCCTGCCGGTTGTTGCATGGTACGGAAAACAAAGAAGAGCTTATGCGCCTTCTGCTGACACCGCAGGGTACGGAGTTCTGCATGAAGAATAATTTCCCGTCTATGGAACAATTACGAGAGTTCCGGGGCAAGAAGGCCGAAAGCATGGGAATCTATATCGAGACGGACGTGAAACTGACGAATCCGGTGAAGGTATTCCTGGCCGGTTCCAAGGCAATCCTTCATTTTGATACGATCGGCCGCTACAACGTGATCCTGATGCACGGGGCGGAAGCCGAGATCCATGCGAGTAACTATGCCGTGGTGTTCGTAAAGAACGCTGGCGGTAAGGTAATAACTCATAAAGACCATACAGCACGTGTATTATGACAATAGATGGAAAAGACCTATATACTGAATGGGGATGTAAATTATTGGAAGGTTCTTTTGATGATCTTCTGAAATACCCCAAACGTAAGGCAGTCAAATATAACAACTGGGCGGAAGCCGACGGGATCGATCCCGATCTGTCGGTTGTGGAGTTCGAACCTAAGACCGTCAAGTTGAAATTCCTCATGAAGGCAGAAACGCTTGAGCAGTTCCGGTCCGGGTATAGAAAGTTTGTTGCTGATCTGTCCGCACCGGGCTATCGGGAATTCAATCTTATTGCCGGTATGACCAACCGCTTACGATTCAATGTCGGCTCTTCTCACGAACAGCCTGTGCCATTTAATGCAGGGGAGAACGTATCTGTGTTTGAACTTTCTTTTGTCGAGGACAATCATGCCATTTATCCGGCAACTCCGGCCGGCGGTATCGGGCTTCGCGGGCAGTATGCGATTAATGGGATAGACTTTGCAGACTTCGGTATAGGATCGGACGATAACCAGGAGGACATCTTGAAATATCCTGCGGTTAAGGCGCCGTTCACCGATGGCCGTACGGTAGACCTTTCGACAATCAAAACCCTGCATCGGGAAATAAAACTGTCCCTTTGGATGTTGGCCGGCAGTGTGGAAGAGTTTCTGAATAACTATCGGGCATTCTTTAGCCAGATATCCGGTGTAGGAAATCAGGAATTATATATTAAGACGTTGGATGGTATCATTCGGGTGTACTATACGGATTGCCCGTCCTTTTCTGTGGAAGTCTGGCAGGAGAACCGGATAGGGGCAAGATTCACTATTTCTGTTGTTGCTCCCGTAGTGAGTTGGATAGATGCCGGCGGTGATGTTCGTTACTGTGTGCTGAAAGATCCGGATTTGGGGTTATTGGCAGATGAGCAAGGTAGAATAATAGTTTTCAATTGATATGGCAGAAGAATTTGAAATAATCAGGGCTAATTTGCTTCCGGCAGCCGGAACAATAACCGATAATGATATGATCCTGATCATTCAGGGTGGGAGACCTAAGCGTGCTTTGCCCTCTGCAATGAAAGGTAAACAGGGCGATCCCGGCCTTAGTGCGTTTTTAGGGATAAACGATAAATACATCCTTTGGAAACAAGGAGCTAATGGTGCTTGGCAGAATCTGTTGGAAATTGAGAAAATTCGTGGGCCGAAAGGAGAGAAGCCGGTTTTTCGAAAGTTGAACGGTACGCTTCAAATGAAATACGAAGGTGAGCCGGATAGTGCATACGTGGATATTTTCGACCGTGAAGAATTGAAAATGAAGTTTTCCGATCTAACACCAGCAGAAGTGGATCAATTGAAACTGCATTTTTCTGATCTGACAGAGACTGATAAGGCCGAACTTATGAAGCCGGCAACGGATGCGGCAAAAGAGGTTCGTGAACAGATGTCCCAAATTAAGGAGGAAGCTAATACTGCTATATCGAATGTAAACACCGCAAAAGTGAGCGCAGAGGCGGCAACCAAGGCTGCAAATGATGCCGCAGCTTTAGCAAATGCCGCAGCTGGTCAAGCAACTCAATCTGCCGGAGATGCTGATGCAGCGACCAAATTGGCTGTTGCTGCCGCTGCATTGGCGGAGGAAAAAGCCGGTATAGCCAATACCGCAGCCGAGAATGCCGATACCGCAGCAGCTTCAGCCAATATGGCAAAGGAAGAAGCAGATAAAGCAACTGTTGAAGCCAATATAGCCGCAGGAAAGGCCAATGATGCCGCAGGAAAGGCTGACACGGCAACATTAAATGCCAATACCGCAACGGATAAAGCGAATGAAGCAGCATCCTCGGCTACAACTGCCGCCGAAAATGCTAATGCGGCTGTAGAGCGTGCGGATGATACCATAGCTTCTGCCGAGACTGCTACAAAATCGGCGACGGATGCAGCTTTGGCCGCAAACACGGCAAAAGAAAATGCAGACAAGGCGGCAAATACAGCCAATGTTACCGCTACTCTGGCCAATGAAAAGGCAGGACTGGCGGATACGGCTGCTTTGGCTGCTAATACAGCAAAGGAAGATGCCATAGTCGCAACCGGCAAGGCCAACACAGCCGCCGACCGCGCCAATCGTGCAGCCGAAGCCGCCGAAGGAGTCATCAGTGGACTACAACCCGACTGGAACGTTACCGATCCTGTCAATAAGAACTACATCAAGAACAAACCGGAGATCCCGACGTTGGAGGCTATCCCGGACGAAAATACATTGAGCTATGTCAATACCGACGGTACAACCATCAATTTTCGTATCGGTGATGATGTGCGTGTAGCGGAAGATGGCGAATATGTATTCTACCGGCTTTATGATCTTGCCGGGGGAAAAGCCTCGTGGCAGGAATCCGGCAGCGGTACAGCCTTGCCCGGTAATGTTTATCTGACAGGAGCCAATTATTACAATGAATCAGTACGAACGATAAAACAAGGATATTTAAGCAATGAGTAAGAAAGGTGCATTTATTTATCAACAGATCGAACTGACGACGGCTGAATGGGCCGATAACGCAACCGTCTACCCTGCATCAGTCTGGTTATTTGAACGTTTGGAAAACGGTAAATTCAACATGAAGCTGGCTGATGGCGTTCATACGTTTGCCCAGCTGCCGGCCGTCATGCAGGAGGTGAAGGTCACAGTTAAAACGAATGATGCCACGACCTATATCCTGACGATCACGACGGCTGAAGGTAAGTTTGACACCCCGAACCTTCGGGGAAACAATGCTCCGGTTCCTTCGATCGATCCGGAAACCAAGCATTGGAAAATAGGCGAAGAGGATACGGGTGTGGTAGCCGAAGGACAGGACGGGGAAAGCTACGACGACACGGAAATCAGGAACGCGCTGACAGCCTTGCAGCAGCAAGTCAACACGCTCGTTTCGGGTGACGCATCGAGTGCCATCGAATCGTTCAACGAGATCATTGCCTTCCTTGCCAGCGTGGAGGACACACAGACGTTGCAAGGGATTATCGCCGGGCTGAATCAGAGCATCGCGAATGTTCAGAACAGCATCCCGACCAAGCTCTCCCAGCTTCAGAATGACGACCATACGGTCAAGGACGCTGCTTATGTCCATACCGACAATAATTACAGCAATGAAGAGAAAACGAAGGTATCGGACTCTTTGAGGTTGAAAGAGTATGTCGATGTCGAGTCTCTGGCGGCTCTTCCTTCATCACCGTATAACTTGCGTTTTACCTATTCGAGTACATCTGTGCAGGCGATCAACTTTGCGAATATAGGAAGCGTACCGGAGATGCAGGAGTTTTATCTGTCCATTAAGAACAACACCGGATCAACGATTAACCAACCGATCCCAAACGGTTCGGGCTGGCAATCGGAGGAAACAAGCGTTGAACTGCCAGCTGGTAAAGCCACAGGGGTATCGCTGAAAAAAGAACATGGGATAATTGTCGTGAGAGTATAATGAAAGGAGGTGAAAGATGAAGAGACGGGTGATGACGGGAAAAGATACCGAATCCGATTTTTCCAATCAGTGGAATGCTAAGTATTACTTTCCATTGAACGGTGATTCGTATGAATGTGTCAATGGGGTATTAGGCGAGCTGAAAAACAATGTACAATGGAAAGACGATAGCATTTTTACAGGAAATAAATCTGCGTATTTTATAAACGATTCTGGAATTAGGATACCGACAACGGGATATGTAAAGAAAAACGCATATAGTATTTCCCTGTGGGCTAAAAAGTATAACGAATCAGTAGACCGATACGGAGGAATTATAGTAAGCCGAATAAAAGACGGAGAAGGATATGGACTTGAAATGAGGTATAAAAACATTCAAAATATTAATGATGGAATTAATATTACAACCAATAAATTCAATGTTTGGTGTCATTATGTGGTAACTTACGATAATAACACGATGAGTGTTTACGAAAATGCTACACTTGTTAAGACAATAAATGATCCATTCTACGAAGGTTCTCACTTCTACATAGGTCTGGATGATATATTTTTCACATCAGTAACCGAACGATCATATAATGGACTTATATGTGAAGTCTCCATATTTGAACGCATATTATCCAGAAGTGAGATAAATCAATTATACAATGGCGGTAAAGGATTAAAATTAAATTGATTATGCTATACATCCAAAAAGAAATCCAATTCTGGGAGACCGACGCTCCCCTTCCTGACTCCTACAAGGTAGGCACAATGGAAGAAGAATATAACGACGGCGCATATCTCTTGTTAGACGCCGAACAGGAACAGTTCCACACCGACCATCCGGAGGCAAGTTCGCTGGAATGTTGGCGGAAGGAACTCACTCCGGAACCCGAACCGGCACCGGAAGAAAAGCTCTGGCGTGCCCGTGATGCCAAACGGCAGGAAATCTACGACAAAGACATCCATCATTATTATATTGATAAACAGGACGCATATGTCTCGAACACCCTGCAAGTGAAGGATAAGTGTGGCCGGCAGGAAGAAGTCGAAGTAGGCGGTCATCTGTACGCCTCGAATATCTTAACGGTTGCTCTTGACGAAATAGCGGACTATTCGGAGCAGTGCGCCAAGGTGACAGACGGCTTGCTATCCCGTATCGATGCCGCCCAAACAGCCGAGGAGGTCGAAGCTATCGTGGTGAAAGGCTATCCTGAAATGATCCATACAACAACGGCAGCCTTGCAAACTAAAGCAGATAAGGCAATCGCTAAATCCCCGGAAGCGCAGGCAGTGACCTTTGCCCGTGCGATGATGAACAGCGTGTCTCTCACAGCCAGCCAAGCGTTGGAGATGCAGGTCTTATTCCCCATTTGGGGTGAGAAAGATGCGGAGTTTGGCAAGGAAGTTGAAATAGGCTTCCGGCTTCGAGTAGTGGAAGGAGAAAGCGACACTTTGTTTGAAGTGATACAAAAGCACAAGCTGCAAGCCGATTGGAAACCGGGCATAGAAACTGCTTCACTGTATAAGATCGTTGAAGCTGAGCACGCAGGCACGCTTGATGATCCTATTCCATACGTGCAGGGTATGGCATTCGAGAAAGACAAATATTATGAACAATACGGTGTGATCTATCTCTGCATTCTGACAACCGTTACAGGTTATCCGAACGACTTGAAAGACTTGCCCACAATTGTACAGGAGGTAAAGCAATGAAACAGGTTATGTTATTAAAAGTTAAACTGGGGGGGGTAAATACTCTCTAAATAAAGAAGTTACGACCTTTTATCGTAAGAAAGGAGGGCGTAGATGAGACGGTCGATGATGGGACGGAAGAAGTTGCAGTTGTTCACCAAGAGGTTCTATCCTGCCGGGAATTATACCTGGATCGTACCTAAAGGATGTAGGGAGGTTGATGTGTTTCTTGTTGGAGCCGGTGGAGGATGTTCACATAATTCAGGATTAGGAGTTCCTGGAGGCGGTGGAGGTGGCTATACTAAAACATATAAGAAGGATACCGCTGGATATAGAGATGGCAACGCGATAACTGTTACACCAGGACAAACTATTGAAATTATAGTTGGTGCAGGAGTTCGTGGCGCAAATGGGGGATATTCACAGTTTATGAGTTCGCTTTACCGGGCTGAAGGAGGCCATCTGTCTCAATGGAATGGAGACGGAAATGGTGGTTCGGGAGGTGTAGGGGTAGGTAGATCTACTCATTCGGTCGGAGGCTCAGATGGTACAGGCAGTGGTGGAACATCGGGGCAAGGACATACGACGCGTGATTTTGGGGAATCTAATGGTAAAAGGAATGCAGCAGGTGGGGCAAGCTCCTATAATAAATCAGGCGGGGAGACGTCTCAGCCGGGAACATCAGATTATACAGAAGGGAGTGGCGAAGGCAGTAATGAAAGTAGTTCTTTGGCTTCTGGCTGGAGTGCCGGACTTGGTGGTGGCGGCTACGGTGGTGGAGCTGGGGGAAATGCATCGGGAAAATCGACGAAAGGTGGCGATGGCACTGTCCTGATCCGCTATTGGGCTTACGAAGAATGATCTGCCGTTGAAAAAGATGAAACAGGATATTAACGACTAAAAAATAGGAGATAAAGTCATGAGAAATAATTGTTTACAAATGTTAATGGGGGGGGGGGTAAACACCTCTTAACTCAAGTATCTGACCGACTTTCGGTGGAAAGGAGGTTGGTATGATAAGATCGATGATGGGACGGAAGAAAGTAGACAAGAATACTTTGCTGTTGCTACATTTTGATGGATCATTGAAAGATGAAGTCTCAGGCAAGCCTTATGTTGGTAGTAATATGTCCTATGTAGTGGGAAAATTCAAGAATTGCGTTTCGTTTTCAGGAAACGGGTATGTAAAGATAAGTGGAACGAATGCCATAAACGAGTCCCTATATCCAAACTATACCGTCGATTTTTGGATTAAACTGAAAAGTGGTGTGAAAAACGGTATAATGTCAAAAGGCGTTGCTTATGGAAGTTACAGCTTTGATATAATGGAGGAATCTGACGGACGCATTTTCTTTGGATTGCAGTATGGTGGAACCCGAGGGGATGCAATATGCTATTTTACGATGCCACGGGATCAGTGGGTTCATCTTGCGATCGTCAGGTCACAATCTCGATATTGGAAAGTGTATGTAAATGGAGTGTATGCGTCTGGTTTCACATCAACGATGGTTTCAGGGTACTATAGTTCTTTAATGATCGGAAAATATCGAGATTATGGATTGTATCTGAACGGTATGATTGACGAGTTTCGCATCAGTAATATTGCCCGTTGGACATCAAACTTCACTCCGCCTGCAAGGCCGTATTAATAAATTAGTGACACTGTCTTTGGGCTGTCACAGCAGAAAGACAGCAAATGTATATTCAGAAAAAATTATTGATAATCGCCAACCCCAGGTTGGGTATTTTCTTTTAAAACAAATGGAGATATAAAATGTTCGGTGGCGAAAGAATAATAAAACAGCCTCCAGGCTATCACAGATTGGAGGCTGTAAAAAAAAGAAAATTAGGGGACCTACGGTCTCCGGAAACAAAGTTAAACAATAAAGTTTGAAAATCATGTTATTATTAATTATTTCTTTTTTGGTTATCGCAGTTTATACGGCAGCAGTTTGTATAAAGGCAAAAGGTGTACCGTACTCAATTAGTGCGACGTATTATACTCTTGATCATAAATTGATCTTTGGAGCAAGCATGGCACTGACGGCTATGTTCCTATTCCCGGTCATTTGGGAAATGAGTACAACCTTTACTATGCGGTTGCTGGCGATCGCAGCCTGTATCGGTTTGATTGGTGTCGGTTTGGCTCCTGATTTCAAAGACACTTGGATAAACCGCATTCATTGTGGATCGGCGGCATTGACGTTGCTTTCTTCTCAGCTATGGGTTGGCTGCACGTCTTTCTGGTGGGTTCTTATTCCGGTGTGGCTGGCTTTTATCGTTTACACGGTAATAGGCATGAGTAAACGGCTGAGTGGTAATATATGGCAGGACTTTGTATCAACGAAGCCGATGTTCTGGTGTGAGATTGCAGCGTTGTCTACGACTTTTGGCGCGTGTGGACTTGCGCTTTAGAAATCTACCATAAACAGAACATCTGCCTTATATATTAAAACACGACAACCGGTAAAATGTCATATATCCGGTTGCCGTGTTTTTTATTGCCTAAAAATAAGTAGGTTATTTAGCAGTATGGAAATAAAGCGCGGAAATACGGTAGTCTGTGATGTCTATCTGAAAGATAACAGTTATACGGTCGAAGAGATCATGGGAGAGGACACTCTTATCCTGAATTTTCTTTCCCGTAATGTGGTAGAGCTTCAGATCAATGACTATATAGACTTTGAAGGGACAAAATACAAGGTCCGGCATAACGAGAAGGTGACGAAAAGGGAGACATCTCTTGGTTGGGAATATACCGTTCAGTTCTATTCAAGTCGGTACGACCTTTTGGATGCAGAGTTTTTCCTTCATGGTACACCGGAGCGGAAAAAGAACTTCGACTATTACACCGGTACCACCCGTGACTGGCTAACCCTATTTGTCAAAAACATGAACCGTACAGGATCTGGTTGGGTGGCCGGATCCTGTATCGAATCCCGGATGATTACCCTTTCTTTCAAAGATAAGAAAGTCGGGACGGTACTTGACGAACTCATTAAAGAATTGGATACGGAATACTGGATATCCGGCCAGACAATAAATATCGGCAGGAGGGAGTATTCAAGCAGCGGCCTTGTCTTGGCACAGGGCGAAGGAATGGGTTTTACCGAACTGGAAGTGTCCGCTGTTGATGATACGCCACCAGTAACGGTTCTTTATCCATACGGTTCAGATAAGAATCTCGGTCCCGATTATGGCGCGGATTATCTTCTTCTGCCTGATGGTCTGCTTTCTATCGAAAAGAATGTAGAGAAGTACGGCCGGATAGAAAAGTCCATGCAATTCGACCATATCTTTCCGAAAGGAGAGTTTGCCGTAACAGAAAAGATCGACGATTACACTCTGAGAGCTGCCGGTATGGATTTCAATCTTACCGATTGCCTGTTGGACGGGGTGGAAGTGATCGTTACATTCCAGGATGGCGGCTTGGCTGGCTATGACCTTGCAATCGTTGAAGATAGTTGGGACAATGACTTGAAACAGTTCAAACTAAAGCAGAATGACCAGGAAAACGCCTTGAAAGTCCCCGGTGACATTAATTTTTCTGTCGGTGACAAGTTTATCCTTACCGGCCTGAAAATGCCGCAAAGCTACAGGGATAACGCTTCATTACAGCTACAGGAAGAGGCGCAAACATGGTTGGATGGCAAGTGCGAGAAACGCATCCAGTTACGAGGAAAATGTGATGAAATTGTTTTTCGTTTGCAAAACATCTTTATCGCCTGTGGCCAGATGGTTGGCGTATATTCTGAACAGTTGGATATCGATCGAGAGATTCGTGTTACCAAAATAAAAAGGTATATCGAGAAAGACGGTACACCTTCATACCGGTATGAACTTACCTTGTCCGATTTCCTTGAATCGAATGGTTTTAAGGATCTGGTGGATGATGTGAATAAAGTGCCGGAAGAGATTGAGGATGCGGTTAAGCCGGTTCGGGAACATACGAAACGTTCATGGCGGGACGTGATGGAAACTTTGGGCATGATGTTTGACCCGGAAGGGGATTATTTTACCGAACTTATCAAGCCGTTGGCCGTGCATACGGCGCAACTTATCGTCGGTACCAATTCCCAGCAGATGGAGCTTATAGGAATGAAGTTTATTCCGAATGCGGACAATGATGCCAACTATTTCAAGAATACGACAGGAAAGTTAGTACACTTTACCGTTAGCGAGGAAATCCGCGAATGGGCTATTCCGGCGGCTTCTTTCCGGCTGAATAATTCGCTTGCCTATTATGTTTATGCCAAATGTCCAAAAGAAGGAACAAATGGCTCGATATATGTCAGTGAACGGCAGATAAAGTTAGAGGATGAAACAGAGTTCTATCATTTCTGGGTAGGGGTGCTCAATACTCCGGAGGATGGCGTACGCTCTTGGCTTCCGAATTATGGATACACTGAGATTGCCGGCCAGACGATCACGACAGGATTGATAAAGGACAAGTTAGCCCGATTGGTGATTGATCTGGTGAATGGGACTATAACCGGACCTGTGATATTCAAATCCGGAACATCCGGTTATAATAACATTTCCGACCGTCCTAACCTTCAACCGTTGTATGATGGGGTAAATGATGCCCTGACGGATGCAGAGAATGCGTCAAATGTAGCCAACAACGCCCAATTGACTGCAAATAACAAGGCAAGGGTATTTTATCAAACGACGGCTCCAACATCGGGTATGCGGACAAATGACTTATGGGTGGATGGGGAGAATATCTATAGATATAGCGGTTCTAAATGGGTTCTTGCCTCAAAATATGACAATACAATAACGGAGATCAATGGCGGACTCATAACTACGGGTGCGATCGCTTTTGGAAGCACAGGTGGAATGTCGGCGTCTGGTACAATCCGTATTTGGTCGGGAGGAACAGCCGGGGCGAAAGGGCAACCACCCACTGATCCGACATTCCGGGTAGAAAGCAATGGAAACGTGGAAAGTAGAGGAAGTATCTATATAGCAAATTCAAATGGAGAAAAACTTGCCGGGTTATCGGGAGGTGGAACTGCCGGAAACTCTGTTCGAATCTGGGCTGGAAATGCAACACCTGCAAATGCTCCGTTTAAAGTTTATCAAAATGGGGATGCCTACATCGGAGGACTTAGGATGGAGTCTGGAGGACTATTCTCGGATAACCGCTATTCCGGTGAATCGTCTTCTAAATTTTTCCTTTATTCATCAGGAAGTAATGCGTTTTTGGGATTTTCATCTTCCGGTAAATGGGCCGGCCTTGGTCTAAATACCTTGCCGTCTACGCTTGGGGGAACAAGTGCTTTGATGCGCCTTGAGTATACAACTAATCACAACGATATAAATTATGGGGCTGTGATAGATGTTCATGGTGGACGGCGCAACTATGCGTTATACTGCATTGGAGGTTTAAAGGTTAACGGATCGATCTCGACTGCCCGTTATGCACCCTCGTCGGACAAGAGTGATACAATCGTCCTGAACATCGGTTATCGGGACACGTTCGTCTTCAGTACCAGTACGTATCTTAGCGTCTATCTCCCTTCCCGGTCGACGATCACAAAGAAAATGGGAGAAGTCCACCCGGAATACGGAGATTCGTGGAGCGAAGTCGGTTTCAATTCCGTGATTTTTGTGCATGTGATCGTGGCGAAGTTCTCTTCCGAAGGTATCAGAATAGAACCAGAAAACTCTGATACACCATTGTTGGACAATAACGGCAACAGCATGACACTTGACATGAATAAGGGAGACTGTGCAACGTTCGCTTATTTTAACCAGGGATGGTATCTATTCAATAGACATTATTAATTACAATGCAAACAATCATAAAAACATACAATATGGAACTGACATTAAAAGACAGAGTATTAATACTCAACACCGTGTTACCACAGTTTGACACGAGAAAAAACATGGAACTGAAAGTATCGATAGACAGTAAGATAGCGATCTCGGAGGTTGATCAGAAGCGTATCGTTATCAAGGATATGGGGAGTGGTCAAATCAATATCGGATTTACTGATGCAGCGGCCATAACAGAAACAACAGATATAGCTTTGACTGATGAAGAACTTCAATATCTCAAACAACGTGTTGACTTCATAGACCGCAATGGGATGTTCTCCGAATTCACGATGCCGACGTATGTCAAAATTTTGGATGAACCTCTAAAAGAGGAGCAACCGGGCGAATAATATAAAAATCCGCCTCCCATCTATCACAGACCGGAGGCGGAGAAATAACAAACACTGCCTTATGGCAATGAAAAAACTCGTAACAAAGATGATCAAATAAAAACGGAAGGAGGTGTAAAGTGAATGTAGAATTAACTGACATCCTGACAATCATCGGAACATTGGGAGGATTCGAGGCGATAAAATGGGGGATTAGCTTCTATACGAACCGGAAGACAAACGCCCGTATTGAGGACGCCCATGCCGATGTGGAGGAGTTCAAGGCTTTACGTGAGTATAACGAGTTCCTGCAAAAACAGCTATCAGAAAAAGAAGAACGTTTTGTAGAACAAACCGGAAGGCTTCGACAGGTACAGGATGAGCTTTTTACTTTGAAAGAGAGCTATTCGGATCTAAAGCTTGAACTTGCCATGAAAAGATGTGAGAGAAAGAAATGCGGTGATCGTGAACCGCAGAATGGGTATTAATAATAGGAGGATAAAAATGAAAAAGATAGATTCAATCATTATCCATTGTTCGGCCACACGTGCCGGACAGGATATCAAAGCTAAGGATATTGATCGTATGCACCGTGCACGCGGTTTCAGCCAAATTGGTTATAACTATGTAATCGACTTGGACGGAACCATAGAAGCCGGTCGGCCACTCACGATAGCTGGGGCTCATTGTATCGGTTACAATGATCATAGCGTCGGGATTTGCTATATTGGTGGACTGGACACTTCCGGAAAACCGGCTGATACCCGGACTCCGGCGCAAAAGACGGCAATGGACGACCTAATTAACAAGTTAACGAGAGAATATGAGATTGCAGAACTTCTCGGCCATCGGGATACGTCCCGAGACCTGAATGATAATGGCATTGTGGAACCGTTCGAATGGATCAAGTTATGTCCTTGTTTCGATGTCAGGGAAGAATATAAATCATTTTTGAAACCGATAATTGTACAGTCATGAAAGCTTGGCATATCATAGTTGTTTTAGCTCTCTGCCTTCTTTGCTTCCTGGCCGGCCGGCACTCGAATAGGGCAGGAGGTGTACTTGTTGGAAAAAACGACACGTTGATCCTGCATGACACTATTCGAGATAGTATCCCTTATCCTGTCTACGAAACAGTAATTCAGACAGTGCCGGAGATGTTTCCCATCTACATTACACTCGAGGGAGATACAGTGAGAGAGCCGATCTTTGTTCCGATCAGGATCACACAGAAAGAATACTTGACGGACGATTATCATGCTTGGGTGTCTGGATATAATCCTTCACTCGATAGTATTGATATATTTCGAAAGACAATGTCTATAACAAAACGGCAGTCATCCCGTCGCTGGGGAATAGGCATCACGGCCGGTTATGGGATTGGCCGAAATGGCTTATCTCCATATGTAGGGATTGGGGGATATTATAGGATTTGGTGAACTACTACCGCTAAATTTTCAGTTTAGCGGTAGTTTGTCAAATATGTGATTAGGGTTCATTTAAAAAGGAATCGGAAATAGTTTTGTTATTAGAAAAATAGAAGTACATTTACTGGATATTTTGCAAAAATAACATTTATATGAAGTTTTTTTATCAAACGATGCTTGTATTGTCGAGTGTTTTTTTGTTTTCTTGTCATCAAATATCGGATAGGAAGTTAAGGTGTTATGAGAATCCTTTAAAAACAACGGACAGTACTGAATTGTATATAGCTGATCCTTTTATCTATAAAGCCGGTGGTTTATATTACCTGACAGGTACGACTGCATTGCCGGAAGGAGAAGGATTTGCTTATTATATTTCTTCCGACCTGATTAGGTGGAAGTATCAAGGTCTTTTGTATCGTAAACCAAAGGATCACATCGGCTGTTATGGCTTTTGGGCTCCAGAGGTGAAATATTACGAAGGGCGGTTTTATATGACTTACAGTTGTTATATGAAAGATTTGGATCGGATGCTTACTTGTCTTGCTGTCAGTGAAAAGCCGGGAGGACCGTTTATAGATCTTTATACTCCTTGGTTCGACTTGGGCTATTCTGCCATTGATGCAGACATTTTTGTTGATGATGACGGGACGCCTTATGTATATTTCAGCAAAAATGGAATGCAGGATACGTTGGCTACTGGTGAACTTTATGGGGTGAAATTAAAAAAAGACCTTTCCGGATTGATGGGGGAACCTGTTTTTATATCTGGCGCTTCGCAAACATGGGAAAAGGTTAACTGGGATAGGAACCGATGCAATGAAGGTGCTTATGTGTTTAAAAAGAATGGAAAGTATTATATGACTTATTCCGCCAATGATACCGGCTATGAGTTTTATGGAGTAGGGGTTTCTTATGCGGATAGTCCACTGGGGCCTTGGGTAAAGAGTGAGGATAATCCTCTTTTGACTACGGATCTTCCTAAAGGGGTTTCTGCACCGGGACACAATTCGATAGTAGAGGCTCCGAATGGTGATCTGTATATTGTTTATCATCGCCATGCTGATGTGCATTGCCAAAAACCGAATTGGGATAGAGTGGTCTGTATGGATCGATTATTCTTCGATGAAAAAGGTAAGTTATGTACTGATGGGCCATCTTCTTCGTTACAACAGATTTGTTGGTAACCTTAATTTAGTTTTAGTGTTATAATGAACAAAACCATTAATCCGAGGCCTTTCTCCTTTCCGGAAAAAGACATTCAATTCGATGGAGCAATCCTCTGACAAATCAACTCTTAAGAAACTACGAGCATCCTAAGTAACGATCTTTTTACTCGAAACAGAGTGGTGGTTAGCGGATTTTTATTCAAGAAAAACTGTGTTAGCAAAGTTAATATTTTATTCTTTGCTGACACAGTTTAATTTACATCCTCTTTCGTTTTGAAAATTTGTACTTTTCGTTTTGCCAATTATACTAAGTCAAAAGATATATGTAATTTCTTTTGTTTCATTTCTATTTAATTTTTAGTTCATTAGTTGATCCATCCATTCAACAGCCTCTTCAATAGAAGCGGCTTTTTTAAACTCTTTGGTAACACAATATCTCATATACTCACAACAAAGTTCCTCAGAGTCATTAAAATATATGTTATAGGCTCCGTTATCGTCCGCTCCGGTACAGGCTATCCCCAATTCCAACGCTTTTTTCACATTTTCTTTATCACGGGAAAAATAAGCATAAGTATCACCACTGCACCCCTTTAATCCCACCAATCTTATCAATGGTTCCATATTCATATTCTTTAGTAGTTATGATTCAGATAAATATTTTATCAAACTCTCTTTGTCTTTGAAAAGTCTTTTATCCCATTTGGGATAATTGTTTCTGGGTACACTAAGTCCATCTGACAGCTTATAAACCATAAAGAAATTATCATCAGCATAGGATATTTCGATGATTATTTTGCTTATAGTTGTATGGATAATGTTATCCCCGCTCAGATAGCATACGCTATCTCCTACGTTAAATTCAGTATCTATATTCATACCTTTTTTAAATAATAACTGGGTAATCTTGTTACTAACAAAAATAAAAGTTACTTTTGTAAAAAATCAATCACTTGCAAGATGAGGAGTCTTGCTGTTTTTAAACGAGGTCAAGCGTTTTTATATGATTGAATAAAGTGGATGCCAGATTGCCGTCTGCATTCACTTTTATTTAATATTGAGTTATCCAATCATTGTGATTATCGTGAATGTTGCCAAGGCGCAGGCTGCCATTTTTCACCATAAAAAATATGTCAGCCGCAGTAGGCATATTTTGCCATGACAATTGAAATTGACATAAGATACTATTCCACTCAACAACTCTAACATTCTTTCCTGTTGGGTCATTCATTATATCACCCTCGTAAATCTCCTTTCCGCTCTTGTCTTTTAGGCCAGTGTATTGACCTATAGTTGTTTTATCACACATAACTCCAGACAATTGAAAGAAGTTGTGGGTTCTAAAGTTAGAAACCACAAACATCAAAACAGCAGTTTCCCATCCTTCTTCTCCATCACCGCATTGAAAACACTTTTATAGGTTTCATATAATTCTTTCCTACTTTCCGGTCCCGACCAATCGGCAAAAGACTCTCCGGCAAAGAATTTCCAAGCAAAGATACGTTTAGCTTTTTCGGATAAGCCTAATTGATCGATTATGTTCCGGACATCCTGCATACGTTCCCGGATATATTCGGTATGATCTGGGCTGTCGTCGGGTTCGTCGATGATATTCAGCCGTCGCCAATCTACATTCTCATCTACCGGAATAGGCTTGTATTTATGCCGGTAAGGTGCTGTATCGGATGTGGCATTTAACCTAATCGAACGCATGATATACCAGTCAAGCTCCGTGTAGGCCCCTGATTTTTTCTCCATCATGCGTTCGATTTTATCAGACGGATTTTCACATATTCCAGCTAATACCTCATTTAAAACATCTCGTCCTTCACCAGGTAATCCTGATATATTACAGCAGTAATTTGCGAGATCCAACCACCTGTCATAACGTTTCTCAATATATTTATTCAATGCCTCACTTGCCATAGTCGTCTTTATTTGATATATTTGTTGTTGATTATGAGTGGGTGGCGCTGTGAGGCGCTGCCTTTCTTTATTTAAAATATTTGTACCTTTCTTTTTCGCTAATCGAGTAACAAAATAGAATAGGCATCCTAATGATTTTAGAATAATCCATATAATAAGAAACAATTCACCTATACATATTAAGATAATAAAAGGAGCGGTTAGTAATGATGCTATGATTCTTATATCTATTTTCATGCTTATTCCTCCTCTTCGTTCGTATCAAAAAGATTGGCTACCATATCGACAATATTTGTCTGGATATTATCTTCAGCCCCCAATACGGCATTACTGATGTGCTTTTTCTCTTCGATGATCCGATAGAGCTTTTGGTCGATTGTCCGACGGCCGAGCAGGTAGTAGCAATTCACAGAGTCTTTCTGCCCGATGCGATGGGCACGGCTTTCTGCCTGATCACAATCTGCATACGTCCAAGGTAGCTCAATAAAGGCGACATCGCTGGCTGCTGTGAGCGTAATACCGGCACTGGCCGCTTTAATGGAACAGATGATAACGTCCGTCTTCGGATTCTTTTGAAAGGCATCGACAGAAGCCTGCTTCTCCTGCATATTCTGTCGTCCGGTGACGCAGACGGCGGAAGGAAAAGCTATCATCAGGCGGTCTACAATTTCATGCAGGTTACAGAACAGGATGATCTTTTTCCCATTCTCCCGAAAGTCCTTCACGAAGTCGATAACCTCTTTCAGTTTTCCGCGTGCGGTAATATCTTTCAGAATACCGATACGAACCATAACTTCCCCTTTCAGTGACTTTTGAATCTTTTCGTCGTCCGCTTCCTTGTATCGTTTCAGGTAATCGATCAAGTCGCGTTCCGCATCCATATATTCCTTGCGGTTCGTTATCTCACAGGAAACAATCTGACGCACTTTGTCCGGCAACTGGGTGAGCACTTTCGATTTTTCCCGACGAAAGAAGCAGTGTTGCCATAGCTTATAATTTAGCTCCTTTAGATTGCTCGCTTGGTTAGGACCTGAACAGTACCGAAGCATGAAACCTTTCCATCCATCCATATCGATCATGCGATCCATAATACCCAATTGTGCAACCAGATCCTTTGGTTTGTTGACAACAGGTGTCCCAGTCAGCAAGATGATATATTCTTTCCCAGATGCAATGCCTTTGCAAAACTTGGTCTGCTGGGTGGCCGTTGATTTGACTTTATGCGATTCGTCGATTATCACGGACTTGAACAGTTTGATCGTGTTGTGAAATTCGACATCTTTCAATGTCCATTTCTCTGCTTTCGTGATCCGTCGGACAAAGTATTTTCGTAGGCTTTCGTAGTTTACGATAAAAACCTGGTTCATACCTGTCTGCCAGAAGAAAGGCCAGCTATCGCGGACGGAATCGGTTAATACCATCGCTTTCTTGTCTGTAAACTTATGCCATTCCCTTTGCCAATTGATCTTGACAACATTCGGGCAGATTACCAGGCAGGGGAAGGCGTCGGCCTTGTTGATAGTGGCGATACTCTCTAATGATTTGCCCAAGCCCATATCGTCCCCATTGATAAACCGTTTCAGTTGTAAGCCTCGTGCGATTCCTTGCAGTTGGTAGGGGTAAGGCTGTATTTTCAATCCATGATCTCCGTCCAGTTCCGGCATTTCCGGTATTTGGAATGCAACATCTTCCTCTGTCTGTGATTGGGCAACCGTTCCCCACTGTACCGGTTCGAAATGGCGGACATAATAAGTCAATTGATCCAATTCTGCTTTGCATTTGTTGGTTGCCGGAATTAGCCATGCGCCCGTTTGTTTGTCCCACCAGCGGATGGAAACAGAGCTTTTCAGCTTGTCTACAACCTGCTGGCGGTATCTGTCAAACTTCACCGCATAACATTGTCCTTTCTCTGTATTTTGCAGTGTAATTGTCATAGTGGTAGGTGTTATGCAAATTCGTCAAACGCTTTTATATCTTCGGCGACTTCCTCCATTTCTGCTTTTTTCTTACGGCCGCGTTTCTTCGGCTTCGGCTCTGCTTCTCCGGTAATGTCGGATTCTTCAGGAACATCGAAATCGAACGATTCTTGTTTGATTCCATATTTTCCACCGAACAGATAAGCATCCACTTCGTAGTCAAGTCGGTTGATCGTCTGTTTTAAAGCATCCCCATACGGATATCCCTCGCCGGATTCGTCTTCGAATTTTGTAAACGGGACGGAAAGGTTAAGGACTTGTCCGCTTTTCAATAGCTTTTGTGCCTGGATAGAAACACCGGCCGATTCGTCTGATCCACCTTTGCTATACCCCGTGACAACGATATTTTTCAGTTTCTCATTCAGATCATCATCCGAAGGATTTTCGATATTTACAACTCCGGCTTCTTGCATTTCGCAAATCTTGACGGCATGAGTCTTTAACAAACTCATGGCATATAACAGGTCCGGATGAACGAATTGCTGGGATGATTTGGTTACTTCGTTCTTGTAGTTTGCTTCTACAAATCGCTCTGTATAATCTGCCGTTACCTGGTTGTTCTTGAGCTTAACTTTTTGAATTTCATACACAGGTTGTTCTTTTACTAATTCATCTTCCATACTTTTTAAAATTTAGGATTGTTATAACTTTGGGGCGCTAAGGCCATTTCTGCTTTTGCTTTACTGATTACAGTGCGACACCATTCCAGTTGATGAGTCGCGGTCCGGTTCAAACGCTCACACCAATCGACAAGATATTGTTCATCTTTGCACAGACTGTCAATGATAGCATTTACTGCCTTGGAGGTAGCCCCGGCACGTGAGGCTGTTTCCCGTAACGTATCGAAGACTTCCGATTTCTTTTTCCCGTTCAGATGGTATTTGGCATCTGCTAACAGTTTCCCGGTCCGGGCGATATAGACGGCAAGGTCGTTTCCACGTAGGACAGCTTCTTGGACTTCTTCACTCATGGTAATATTCAGATAGGAATCAATAGCTGCCAACTCGTTGGATATTTTATCTATGGGTGTGATGTTTAAATTCATGTCTGTTTGTCTTTAAAATATATCTTCCGAAAAAAAGGATATCCTATTTATTTTCAACCGAACAGCATCCACCACCGGAAGGCAAGTTCTTCGTATTTTTCTTTACCTTTCTGGTAAATCGTATCGCCTCGTTTAATGAATGCTTTGAACACTTTTTGATTTTTCTTGGAGATACCATAGATGAAATCCTGCCGACTGCCTGCGATATCCATATACCAGGCGCGGGAACGGTCCCAATCGAAAAAGTCAATAGCTTCATCGAATTGTTTTTGTGTGCTGGCAAAAGTGCTTTTCAGGTCTCCCCCAAATCCGTAGGTCGGAAGCCACCAGTCCCATTTGCACCGGGTATCGAGCGTGTATTTGAAGTTGCCATATTGGAAACATTGGTTCTTATTGACCATGAATCGTTGAGTTTCCGCCTTAGCAAGCACTTGGGCCAGGAAAGGATCGTGTCGGGCTTCCATGCGGAGGGACTTCTTCATGGCTTCTGCCAGTTCCCAATCCTCGCCAGAATACAATATATCGTCCACCATGCGTTTGTCATACCTGACCCTTTCCGGTTCGGTAATCATCGCATCGATTAGGCTGCCGAATTTGAAGGCTTTCTCCTTATCCCCGTATTGGGTACGGGGATAGAGGAGGTTCTTTAGTTCCGTAAGGTCCGAGTTGCTAACCTCCGACCGTTGGTAATACATATCTTGCATCTTCTTCCTTGAGTTTTAGATATTCAATGACTGCAAAGTCAAATTCGAAATTGTAGGTGTTATCCATCAGCCACCGGAACCATTTGCGGCCCTCTTCCGTATCGAGAATCTTTTTCAGAATACTTGGCTCGCGTCTGTATTTTCCGAAGTTTATCCATGAGGACAGATAGAGTTTCTTTTTCATATCATTTGGCTGTTACATCATCGATATACTTTACATATGCGGATTGGATTTGCTCTCCGTCCTTATTCACAACTTTCTCGCAGTAGGTAATCATCTTCTTATGTACCTTCTCTAGATCCTCCATGCTCATATTGATTCCTTCGCGCATGAACCACATCTGATATACCTGCATGAATCCTTGTGGATTGGTTATCTGGATCTTCTTCTTGACCTTGGCTTTCGTTGGAGTAGGGGACATGCTGGCTGCTGAGAAATCAAATGCTGCCTGTACTTCGGCAGCAGACTTTTCAGCAGCCGCTTTGGCCTTAGCCTCTTCTTCCCGGCGTTTGCGTTCTTCTTCCTGCTTTTTTCTTTCTTCCGCTTCCTGTTGTTTTCGCTCTTCTTCCATACGGGCAGCTTCAACCGCATTGGTACGGCGTAGCTCTTCCTGTTCTTCCAGTTGTTTGCGGAGGCTGGGGAGTTTGTCGATCAAATCCTGCTTTGTACCCTCTATTTCAAAACGGTAACGTTCTGTAAAATCTTTCTTCTTTTGTATAGCGACTTCATTTTTTATTGCCTTACGGGTTTCTGCGTCCATATAGAAGGTTTGTTTGTTGTCAGAAACGTTTTCAACAAAAGCACTCCAGGAGAAATTTATACTTGTTTCGGATATTCGTCGGCATACATCGTTGTAGGTAGCGAGAGTAGCGCGGTTGAACATGCTGTTTAGTGCATTGATATGCTTTTCAACGTATGCGGCATACGCTGTATCCAACATGACAGAGATATCCGATCGATATTGAGCCTTTTCGTTCTCCAACATCTGTTTACGGCGGGCTTCCTCTTCCCGTCGTTTTTGTTCGGCAATCTTCTTGGCCGCGTATTTGTTACGGGCCTGTTGGAGCTTATAAGGAATAGTGGTGACCGATTTGACGTCGATAGCCGATTCCAAAGAGGTAAAAGACTTGCTGACCGTAGCCAGAAGTTGCGTCAATGGCTTACGACGCTTGCTCATGTTTTCTACTGTTATTTTCGTCTTCGCCAAATACTCTGAGACCTTCGCATCCAGTTCATCCGAGCCAATACCTCCTTCCGCTTCAATGGTGTCCAGAAGTGTTTGTCCGGCTTGGTTACATGCCGATACGGAAGCTTGGTTGCGTTGCAAGGTGGCAGGAGCCGATTGCATGATCTGATTGAATTCTTCCACTTTAATAAGAGAATTGTTAGCTTGTGTATCCATTGTGATAAATTTTTAAGTGATTGATCGAGTTTATTAAAATCCGGCGTCTTCATCTTCCTGTGATATTGGGGCTGTTATACCTGATGCGGGTACCGGTTCCGCTTGTGGTTGCTCTCCGAATTCCTGTAAAGGGTTTTCCGATTGAGGTTGGAGGGCTTGTGGCTGCTGTCCGGGTTGATTGGGCTGAATAACGGTTGTTTGTTCTAATCCGTAGTCAATATCCTGCGGTTCTTCTTGAGTTTCGAATACAGTAAACTTTCCGGTCCGGACTTTGGGATATCCGTCGAATGCGTGTTTAATCAGTTTGCTTTCCAAGAACCCAGGATCGATACCGCCTTCGTTTGAAGTATAGAGGGCATTCGCCTTACCTTCTTTTTGACGGGTTTGCGGATTCCAACGTTGGTTGTTTTTGTAGCTGTACGCCTCTAAGCGTTTGATATCACCCTCCATCATCCAATGCCAGTCTACAGTCCCATCGGCGCGGACAATACGGATAAAACCACCGATCACCTTATTTGATTTGCGGGGACAGGCCGCCTGATAGGTAACGGTCTTTACTCCGTCAACCAATCCCGGTGAGAATGTGTCACCTTCATAGCAAACAACCGGATTATCTACATACCGGACCTGTCCGGCACGCTGGCGCATAACCAATTCCCCATAACCGGTGATGGAAAGGTAAGCACGCAGTTCATAGATATCGTTGCCATTGTTGTCCTTATAGCCGGTCTTCGTGCTGCGGGGGAGAATATAGCAGTGGGGGCGTCCTGTGGGATCAAGAGACAGGCCGTTTACGGCAATATCTAAGAAACAGCCGTACAGGGACAGGGGAGAACATCTTTGCAGTTCCGGCTTGTCTTGTAAGATTTTCCGGAAGTTGAATTTTTCCTTTTCATAAATCTGAGTTCCTTGGCCGGTTCCCCAGATCGCATTGTACATGAGTATAAACTTCTGTTCAACCCGGCTATCATCCGCTATCATGAGCGGATTTAGCTGATTTAGTTCAGCTACTTTAATTTGAATTTGATTTGACATGATTCTATTGTTTAAAAATTAATTACCAATGTTTCTTTATCGTGTAAACCATTGCCACGCAACCAGATGCCGTAACTATATGCTGGAAATACCCCAAGCAAATAGCGATAATACCAAGTATGGCAAGCGTTCCAAACAGGATGTAAAATCCCCACCTCGCTACTTGAGCGAGTTTCCAGTAATTTGTTTTCATACATCAATGATTAATTGGCAAAAGCCGTTTACTTGTCTTTGAAATAGCGAGTTGGATTTATATTGTAAACATCCTCCGATAACCCTTTACCTGGAGTGCCTTGCCGTGTTAATAATTCATTTAGTAATCGTATGGATCCAGGGCGCATTTATACAAGTCTTCCAACCTGTATTCGATTTTGCCCGGCCGTTTGTAACGCTGTAAAGTACCTTCCGAGACCCATCGCTCCACATTCTGCCGTCCAAAGCGGATATGTGCTTCCTTTTGTCCGATAAACTCTCTGATTCCGGCTTGTATCTTGGTGATTTGCCAAGCGAGGTATTCAAGTTCGATTTTCCGAAAAGAAGGAATGTTTGGATAGGTTGTGTCGGTCTGCATGATTATTCGCTTTTAAAAAGATTCTTTTCGTTTGCATATCGCATAAACTCCGCCATAGAGTGTATCGAGAGTTTTCGGAACACGTTCTTCCGATGATTCTTTACGGTGTGGGACGATATAAAAAGCGCTTCCGCAATCTCTTCGTCTTTCTTGCCATAGTAGCAAAGCTCCATCACCCTAAGTTGATTGTCTGAAAGTGTGCTATTGAACTTCGGTTCACAGATTTTCTTGAAGCCATCGCATTCCCCACGCAGCGGACAACCGACAAACTCAAATTTGAAATTCCAGTTCTCATCGATATCGATCATGTTGTCATACAGCCCGAAGTTGCATTTGATAAATCGGCGTACAGCCAAGAAATCCCGATAGCATTTATTTCCATCGTAACGGGCGTAATATTTACGGAGTGCCGTGTAAGCTTCCGAATAGAACTCTTCCAGCACCTCTAGAAAACGCTGAATAAAGTCGGTATCCGATTCCTTTAACTGGCGCTCCGGCTGTCCCTGTTCTTTGATGATTACTTCACCGGATGGAGTGGTATAGAATTCTATTGCATGCATGATTCTCCCTCCGGAAAAAGAATTTCTATAGGTGCGCCTAATTCTTTAGATATAGCCTTTTTGCAAAGCTTATCGGGGCTGAATGTGCCTCTTAACCAATTGTAGACAGTTTGTTCTGTGCGCTCTGTCGCATTAGCAATCCGGCGAACGAACTCCTGTTTGGGCGTTGGAATCTTATCAAGTGCTTCATATCTGTCTTTGAAAGACAGCTCACTTGCTCCATGACTTTGTAGGGTTAATTTTTCCATTTTTACCTCCTTTCATTATTATATATATACTAATTTCTTTACCTTTGATGTTGTATTAATTATTACAGGTGCAAATATAAAACATGTTTGATTTATTTTCAAATAAAAATCAAACATTTTTGCGCTTAAAATCAAACATTTTTTATTATGTTAGAGTTGCCTCCTATAAATCAAAGGATTAAAAATATTATAAATGAAGAAGCAAATGGTAATAAAACTGCTTTTGCCAAAATGATGGGCTATTCTAGTTCTCAGAAAATTAATAGATTATTTATAATAGATGAGCGGAATAATAAATATCCTACACCTTCTGCTACTATATTGTCTGATATATCAAACAGGTTTGATGTTGATCTGAGTTGGTTGATAACGGGAGAGGGGAATAAAAAGAAAGTTGTAGAAGCTATACCTGTAAATGTAAATTGTATTGTAAATGTGCCACTTGTAAATCAATATGCTTATGCTGGTTATCTGTGTGGTTATGCGGATGCCGAATATATAGAGACCTTACCTACAATTCCTTTTATTGTTGATCACGAAGCTCATGGTCATTATATAGCTTTTGAAGTTAGAGGAGATAGCATGAACGATGGAACAGAAGATAGCTATTTAGAAGGTGATCGCCTATTGTGTCGTGAGATTAAGCGTGAATTGTGGATTGACTCAAAGTTACATATTCGGAAATGGGATTTTGTCATTGTCCATAAAGAAGGCGTACTTATAAAAAGGATTGTGGAACATAATGTAGAGAATGGAACTATAACTGTGCATTCTTTAAATCCTATATATCCAGATAAGATAATTAATTTATCCGAAGTATATCAGATATTCAATGTCATTGAATTCTTGAGACCAAGGAGAAGGTAAGTTAATACGGAACTACTATAAACAATTAAAACTATGATTTATTTCATTTTGATTATTATTGGATGTATCCTATTATTTATTGCTTTATCTAGATTTAATGATAAAAACAATCCAATAGTTATAGTAAACAAGAGTGATATCGCAAAATTTAAGATTGAATATCCTAACAGAAAACGTATTTTAGAAGATTCTATCCATTTGATTAAGAATACGGAAAACATTGAAACATTTTCGCATAGGTTGTCAGAGCTTAAAACGCAATACTATTGGATTCAAAGGCAGAGAAGCAAGGGGATTAAAGTGGATGATAAATATAATGATAACTACATTATTAATATATATAGGATTTCTAATATCAATCTACTAAGGATTGCAAATGCTTATCATGATAAGTATATAATGTCATTAAACGAAGGTAAGCAGTCTAAAACTAAGAAAGAAAGGACGGTTCAGGCACTCTTTCAATGTATAGATAATTTGCAAGATTATGATGATAAAGACAGTTGTAAAATGAAAATTGAATCACTAATTGACGATGTAAGTAATTAACAAGCTGGATATAAAGTGTATGTCGTTATGGGTATGATATTATAATAATTAATAGTATTAAGTTAAGATGTATATGAAAAACAATTGGATTTCATTATTGGCATTATTGATTTCCTTCATAGCATTGATAATAACGTTTCTTCGGATAGATGTTACAATATCGAATGATACATTTATTGGTATTATAGCTTCATTTATTGGCGCTTCTACAACTCTTGTAGTAGGTGCTCAGATTTACAATTCTATAGAAACTAGAAAGATGAAGGATGATATGCAAAATATGGAAGAAAATATGCATAGAAAAATGATTGTTATAGATTGTGCTGTTAACTATATCCAAGGTTTAGCCAATGTCACAGAACGCCCTTTGTCTGCTTATCGGGATTTTATTAGTGCTTTAGATTCTGCATATGATTCTAATAATCATAATGCAATAGAAGATTGCTATAATAATCTTAAAGCAATTATTCAGAAAATACAAGCAAAAAAAGGATTGAATGAAAATATAGAACAAAAAAATATTCAAATCCAAAATGCTATTGATAGCTTAAAACATAATAAAAAATATAATGAATTTGCTTGGCGTATAGAGCCAATAGAGGATCAAAGAATAGAATTGTTTGAAGAATTGAAAAAAAATAATGATAACCCCAGCAGTAAAGGATAAACTTCTCAGCTATTTAATAGTTCAAGAACAAATAGATCTTGAAATTGACTTCCATGATCTGTATGAACAAACAGGTATACCGTTTGATCTTGCAAATATGATTTTAGAACATTTTGATAGACGTGGTCTTATTTTGTATCAAGGTTATATAGGTGGATGTTGTATTAATTTGAAAGCTGAAATATTTGATTTTTTCAATCATGGAGGTTTCACTGCTCAGGAAGAACTTCTTCGAGTCAACCTTGAAAAATTGAATCTGGAACTTCTAAAACTGTCAAAGGATTTGGAGCCATCAGTATTGGAAAAGGCTAATACGATAACGGCAATTGCAGGCAGTGTAGCTACGGCGTTGGGGTTGTTTAAATAAAAAAAAGTTATGGAGATACATCATTATACATCAATTGAGAATTTAGCTCTCATATTGAAAAATAAAACGATACGTTTTACAAGACTTGATAAGGTTGATGATAGCGAAGAAGCAGGATTATCCTGTAAAAATATCCAACTTAGTTATTATACTTTCGTGTCATGTTGGACCGATAGTGAAGAGGAAAGTATTCCTTTATGGAAAATGTATGCTGGTAAAGAGATGCACGGAATAAGAATTAGCCTAGATAGTGATATGTTCTTAAAGTATCATATTCCTAGTGGAAGGTTTTATGGAGTTGATGTATATTCGAAGAATGAAAAAAGTTCAATACTGCCGATTGAAAAGATAGTAACGAAAGATTACTTAGTAGTTCCTTCATTTAATGATTCGGAAATGTTCTTTAAGAAAGTATTATATGTGGATAATCCATTTTCTGAAATGAGAGATGTTGTGCAAATACAAGATATGGGAAATGGGGAAGGAGCAATGAAAATGAATCTAAAAAAGATAGGCTTATATAAACGAAAATGTTGGGCTTTTCAAAAAGAACATCGTTTCACATTGACTATTTTACCTAATATTTGGGGAGATATAGACATAAACCAGATGCCAAAACGGATTATGCAGGCTGTATATGATAGAATCCCTCCCAAGCTTTCTTTTTTTGATTTAGAAATAAATCCTGAATTATTATCAAAAATGAAAATAACACTTAGCCCTATCTGTTCGGAGGCAGAAAAGGTGATAGTTGAGTCTATAGTTCAGAAATTTGCACCTAAAGCCATAATTAGAGAAAGTATGCTTAAGGGCTTAATTAATAGATGATTATTCCTTTAAGTAAATAATTTTCTCTATTTCATCATAATGGTATTTGAGTGATAAATAATATGAATGATGAAATAAGTAACGATAGTAAGCTTCATTAGCAAAAAATCCTCTCATTAATAAATTGAAACTAAGCGAGTTTACTAAAATTGATTTTCTGGAATCTATTAATGTACAGATGAGAGTTTGATAATGATCATCTATTGCATTAAAGCAATCATATAAGATACAATTTTTTGTCATAACTTTTAATTTAAAATATAAATAGATGGAAGATAAAGACAAAATAATAGCCTCACTCCGGAAGCAGCTCAAGGAAGCTGTTAGCCGGTGTAATGCCTTAGAGCAAGAAAATGCTCTATTGTCATATCAACTTGAAAAGATGGAGGAAAGATGTCCGGAATCACATTAAAGATAGACAAAGGTCAATCTTCCGCTTTCTCCGAGATTATGGGATTGCTCCAGTCTTTTCCTGGATTAAAGGAATGCAAGAAACATTATTCGGTAAAGCTGACGGAAGAAGAGGTTTTCCGGTTCCGGAATGAACTGGATCAGATTATGCAACTATTGCCGCAATTGAGGGAAAAGGAGTGGTTCGATATTCCGGCTTACGGGACGGATGAATGGGCTAACTGGATGATAGATTTACACAGAAAAAATATGTAACTTTGGAGGGTGGTTTACAAATAGTTTACAGTCATATATGTAAATGATTAGAAATTAATAGATTAAAATATATGTCAGACAGTATTGTTATTATTCCCACGTATAACGAAAAGGAGAATATAGAAAATATTATTCGGGTTGTATTTGGGTTGGAGAAAGAATTTCATATTTTGATTATAGATGATGGATCGCCCGATGGTACGGCAGGTATTGTAAAACGGTTGCAAAAAGAGTTCCCCGAACGCCTTTTCATGGTGGAACGTAAAGGTAAGTTAGGATTGGGTACGGCTTATATCTGCGGATTTAAATGGGCAATAGAACATAAATATGATTTTATATTCGAAATGGATGCAGACTTCAGTCATAACCCGAATGATCTTCCCAAATTATATGCGGCCTGTATGGAACAGGGTGGTGATGTCGCAGTCGGTTCCCGCTACTGTAACGGTGTGAATGTCGTGAACTGGCCGTTGGGACGTGTGTTGATGTCCTATTATGCTTCCGTATATGTTCGTTTTGTTACTGGAATGAAAGTACAGGATACGACAGCCGGTTTCAAATGCTATCGTCGTGAGGTGCTTGAGACGATCGATTTGGATCGTATCCATTTCAAAGGATATGCGTTCCAGATAGAAATGAAGTTTACGGCATATAAGTGTGGTTATAAAATCGTGGAAGTCCCCATTATTTTTATCAATCGTGTATTAGGCACTTCCAAGATGAACTCCTCTATCTTCGGGGAAGCACTGTTTGGCGTATTGAAATTGAAATGGTGGAGTCTGTTCCGTAAATATCCCCAAAAAGAGAATCGGAAAGCGATTGCCGGATAA